GTCGTCGGCGCCGCGGCCCAGCGCGATGCCGCGGTCGACGGCGCCGGTCACGGCCGCCGCCGGCTGGTTCGGCCCGTGCACGAGCGTCGGACGCATCGCCTGCTGACGATCCGCGTTCGCCTGGCCCTCGAGACGCGCCTTCTCCTGGCGGTAGTCCATGAGGCGCTTGAAGGTGTCGTCCTGGAGGCGGTGGGTGCCCTTGGCCAGCCGGTACTGGTCTGCCATCACCTCGGCGTTGGCGCGCTCCGCGTTGGTCTCCTTGGGTCCCTCGGGTGCCTTGGCCATCTCAGATCTCCAGTGCGTACTCGACGTGGGTGCGCTTCCAACCGCGGTGTTCGAGGAGCGCGGCGACGCGTTCGTTCCGGACCCTGCCGACAAGGCGTTTGCATCCGAGGTGGCGTCCCATGTCGGAGAGCTCGGCCTGGTGGTTGCGCAGCGTACGGCCGCCTCTGCCGGCCACGGCCCACACGAAGAGCTCGCGATCGCCGTTGCGCTGGACCTGGACGGACACCACCGCGAAGCCGTCATCGGCCTCGAGCACGACGGCCTCCCTGGTCTCGCACGCCGCGCGCACCGCTTCGATGGAGTCGCCGTGCAGCAACTCGATCGTGGGGAAGATGCGGTCCCAGGATGACTCGAAGGTACTTGGAGTTAGGCTCATGGGTTGAGCCTGACGGTGATTGCTGCGTAGTAGTTCGTGGTCGGTGAGCCTGCGTTAAAGCTCATCGGAGTGGCATTAGCCTCGCCAGCATTGCGACTTTGCGTGGCGACGGCCAGACGATTCTCCGGCACGCTCGCAGATGTTCTGAGAGTGGCGCCGCTCCCGGCTTGCCAGACGTTTGTTCCGGCTCCTGACGACGCGGCGATGACAGTAGCTGCGATTAAAAACAACTCGCCGCCCGTTGTTGCAGTCAACGTCGCCACTGTTACGTCATGCGGGTATGCCGTCGACGTGGAGTACTCGTTATCTGCAGTCCCAGTTTGCGCTACAACAATCGATCCACTAGATGACCTGACGACGACAAAGGCGATTCCCATGCGGCCCAGCGATGCCTGTGTCCACGTGAAAAGAACCGACGAGTCAGAAGAGGTAACAGCGTCCTTGCGATAGATGTAGACGGTTTGGACGTTTCCATTTTCAGGATTCGTCTTTGCCTTGCTTGCAACGAGAGACCACCCTGCAGGCGCAGTGACGGTGCTCCGTCCATAGAGGATCGCGAATAGTCCGTCTCCGTTCTGAATTCCTGATGGGCTGGTCCCAGAAGCAGAAGTTGTACTGTTGAAGTAGGAGACGTCGGTAGCAGCAACGAAGGTGACGGCGTCATCGCCGTTCTTACCCATCATCAGTGCCTTGATTGGCATCACGGCCTACTGCTCAAGTTTTACCGCGACGACGTCCCACTTGGTGTCGTCGATGTTGTAGATCAATCCGATGTAAAGCGTCTTTCCAATGACGGTCGTCGTCGGCAATACGACGTCGATTGCACGGTACTGCGAGCCGAAGCTGATCGATCGAGCGGTCCCGTTGTCCTTGATCCTGATCGCCATGCCGGCCATCTCGAAAGCAGTGCCGGTCGGATTTGCAAGCGTGAGTCCGGTGGCTTGCGCTGTGATCTTCACCCCGTCGTTGCTAAACGTTGGCGTGACAGTGGCCGAGCTCGTCACGGTCTGAACGTTCGGGACGCGGCCGCTAGAGCCGAACGACTGCCACGACGACCCATCCGATTGCTCGAGGATGAAGCCCTCGTCGGTGACGCAGTACACCGCGGCCGGAGACACCGCTGAGGCCGCGGGTTGGTCTCCGCGCGTGCCTCTGATGAGGACGGATTCGAGCAGGGCCATTAGTGCGGGACCTTGACCATGATGACGTCCCCGAAGCCGTCGAAGACGAGCTGGGGATCGCTGGGATCGCTATTCGTCAGCGGCTCGTAGTGGTGGTCGACGTCGCTGCCGCCGCCTCCCGCGATGCGCGAGACCTTCGCGCGCAGTGTTGCCAGGAGCGCATAGAGGGTCCCGATGTGGCCCTCGTGCGACTTGTCGACGCGATCGCTCACGGCGTCGTGAACTCGGTTCCCGCGATCGAAACGGATACCGCTGCCGCGGCGTCAGCAACCGCGATGATCAGGCTGGCGGAGGGGATCATCTTGCCGATGAGCCCATCGATCTCCACGGTGTCGTACGCCGCGACGGTGCGCTTGAATCTCATGGTGGCATCGGTCGCGCTCGGCCCCGCCCAGATCGTCACGAGCCGCGGCGTGTTCGTCGTGTTGCAGAGGGTCGCATGCGTCACCATGAGCTGCGTGTTCGCCGTGACCGTGTAGAGCGTCTGGTTGGAGTTGTTGATCGTGACGCCTTCGACGATCGACTTCGGTGCCTGGATTCCCATGGGTTACCTCGGATAGGTGAATGACGCCGCTGTCTCGAGCTCACGGACGCGGCGTTCGAGCTTTCGCTGCGGTGCGAGGTGGGTGGCCAGCATCCCTGCGATCTCCGCGACCAGTTTCCACAGCGACGCGTTCCGGCTTTCGACCGTCATCAGCGTCGCGAGCAAAGCATCCGAAAGCTCCGCATCGCCTGGGCTCGCGCCGCCGCCCGTGTCGGGCCGTGTCGGTGCCTGTTGGTTGGCGCTCAGCTTCCTCGCCAGTTCCAGTGCCTCCGAAGCCGTTGCCGCCGCGGTCTCCGCGATCTGGCGCAGCTTCATCAGGTACTGCTTGGTCTGCTGGTCGGTGCCCTTCGGTGTTGAACCGATGCCCATCAGTCGAGCTCCTCCATAGTGTCCGCGATGCTGGCCTGCCGGCGGATCCGGTCGGTTCCTTCGAGCCGATATGCCACGGCGCGCTCGCAGAGAACATCCGGCAGCACGAACTCGCCTTTCTGCACCGCGCGCGTGTGGACGTCGGTGCGGTCGTAGATCAGCGTGAAGTCGGTATCGCCGGTGGTGAGGGCATCGACGTAGGCGGCCCCAAAGCTGGTGGGGTACTTGATGAGCTCCTCGCGCGATTCGAGGACGTAGTCGAGCTTCCCGGGCCCCGCGTTCCAGACCTTCAGCGTGCCGTCGACCTCGAGGTAGAGACGATCGTCGAACGGGCTCGCGTACGCGGCCGTGGCGTGGAAATCGAGCCAGGTCACACCGAAGCCGTTTTCCTCGGTGTCGATGATGAAGCCACCCTTGACGCCTTCGACCTCGACCCCGTGAACCTCGAATTCCAATCCCTCGGCGTCGTAGAACCCGAAATAGCGGCCGTCGTGGCAGACGCCCCTGATGCTGGGTGGGTTCAGCACCGCGAACTCGGCCTCGGTGAACAACGCGCGGGTCCACAGATCGGTGTCGGCGCGGTTCGCCGCGCTGAGACCATCGCTCGAGCACGCGATGACCCCGAGTTTTCCGACGATGGCGATCGACTCCCGCGACAGGCACCCGATCGGTTTCGAGAGCTTCTGCAGGTCCATCGCGCTGGGGTCGGTCCCCTGGGCGATGTAGGGCCGGCCTTTCGACCAAGCGAAGATGTCGTTGTCGATGACGGCGAGCCCGACGCCGTCTTCGTCCATGTTCTGGCGCCACAGCGGCGGCCACGCATGGGGCTGGTCGATGACGCTGAAGCAGACCTGGTTCTTCGAGATCCCGGCCATGAAGCGTGGCGCCGCGATGATCGAGTGCATGTCCTCGGGAGGCTCTTCCCATCCATCGGTCTGCAGCACGGCGCCGAGTTGGGAGTCGACCTTGGTGTCCTCGTACTCGGCCTGGGCCAGCGGGATCTCGTCCACCAGCTGGTACTGGCTCGAGGTGGTACCGGTGACGAGCCGGTAGATCCGCTTGTGCGTGATGTCGTAGCCGGTCGGGTTCGTGGTCGACGTCGTGACGAGGCGGACACCGTTCGCGGTGAGCGCGACGTCGGCACTATCCGGGGACGGCGCCGACTCCCTGCCGAGGCTGTCGACGAAGGTGTAGACGTAGTCCGTGAAGATCTGCCCGCCGTCTTCCGCGACATCGGCCGGCAGCACCGAGAATGAGACGTTGTCGAAGCGGTTCCGATTGGCGTCGTCTCCGCCGTAGTGTCTGAGGCCGCCGTAGTCGCCGTCGATGGGGACTTCAACGGTCTGCGCGTCGACGTAGGTGACCCCGTTGTCGATGCCGACGACGCTGATCGTCCACGACGACGTCACCGCTGACTTCCGCTCCGCGGAGATCGTGATGCGCAGCCACTTGTTTTTCAGCGCTTCCTTGCCGCCCTCGTACAGCTTGGTGATGAGCGCGGATCCCGTGTTGGTCCAGGCCGTGAAGTTCTTCACCGCGATCAGGCCACCCTCTCGGTCCAGCGTGACACCGGCGCCCTGGCCGCCCTCGGTCGCGTGGAGCAGGATGCCGGCCTCGCACTTGAATTCCTGCTCGGTCTTGTAGAGGTCGCACTGGAAAGCAACCCGCGGGGATTTCTCCGACGCCAGGTTGCGGTACATGAACGTCGTGCTGTCGTCCGGGTTGCCGCTGTTGAAGCACGGCGCAGGGCGCCCCTCCACGGCATCGATGAAGAAGCCCTGGACGACCCATCCCGACAGCGATGAACCTTCGAAGGTCTGGTCGTAGGCCTGCGAGAACATCGAGATGTCGTCGATGTAGGCGTCGGTCTCTCCACCGCCGACCTTCTCGTACTTCTGCACGATGCGCAGCGACACCGTGTTGTCCGGGATGGTGGTGCCGGACATGGTCCGCTCGGTCCACGTCAGCAGGGCGGCCACGGTCTCCATGGCCGCGAACTGCTCGCCGATCTTGGTGGCGGCGCCGTCGTAGAACTCGACGCCGACACAGGCCTTCGACGAGTTCGCTCCACGGGCCTGCTGCCAACGCAGCGTCACCAGCTGGCCGGGGACCAGGTCGAGGTCCTCGAGCAGGTACGGAGACGGCGACCGCGAGTACGCCACGCAGTCCGTTGTGCCGCCGTAGAAGAAGCGGTTGCCGGAGAAGGCCGGCAGGCCGGACACCGGGTCGGTGCTGTCGTCCTTGTAGCCCAGGGTCCCCGTCGTCGAGGTCCAGTTCGTGGTGCCGTTCTCGGCCCCAGGGTTGGTCAGCGTGATCTCGCCGGGCTCGTCGCCGGCCTGCAAGGAAACCGTGGGGGCTGCAGCGGGCTTGCGGACGCCCAGCGGCAGCGACCGGTACGGGTACTCGCCGGCGTTGACGCCGCCCGGCGGCGGCTCCGCGGTGGCCAAGGTTTTCGTCGTGACGCGAGGGCCGTCCGCGGTACCGGTGAAGTAGGTGCGCTCCTCGGTGTCCCCGGCGTTGGTGCCACGCACGGCCTGGACGAGTTCGGTCCAGTGCAGCGCGAAGGGCCCCCCGTTGTTGCCATCGGGATCCATGAGGTGCAGCGATCTCACGGTGCCTGCCTTCGTGGTCTGGAACGGCGCGTCAGCCGGCGCCTTCCATGCTTCCAGGCTGCCCGACAGGAACCGGCAGTTCACGGCGCGTGCCGCGAACCCGGGCGGGATCTTGTCCCGCTCGAAACGCGGGGCCTCCCCGCGGAACCCGACGCCGAAGTTGGTCTTCACGGGCCGCAGGGACGGACGCGGAAGTTGCGCGGCCCGTTGTCGCGGTCCGCATCGGTCCTGGCGTGGTCCAGGCTCTTGCGGTACTTCGGCCCGAACTCCTTGACGAGCTCCGGCGCGTACCAGCCCGCCTTCGTCATCGAGGCGAGATAGGCGATGGTGCCGTCGGCGATGTCCCGCCTGTACTTGCGGAGCAGCGCGTCTGGCAGTGCAGTTGCCGCGAGCGTGGGCTGCAGGATGAGGCGCACCGAGATGCCGTCGTCGAGATCCGCCAGCGGCGGCCCGAAAAGGCGCAGCTGGTCCGGAAACTCGTAGACCCACTCCTCGGGACCCTCATTGGAGTGATCGATCCCCTCCTGCACTCTGGGATCGATCGGCTCACCATCGAACTCCACCGCGTGGACCCCAACCACTTCAGTCTGCAGGGTCACCTCCGGGGCTAGCGGGTAGTAGAAGAGGTCCTTCACAGCATCGAGAAGGATGGTCTCCCGAACGCAGCGCGTGTACGCACAGAACTCGCGCGCGATCTCCACGATGGCATCGCTCATCGCCGGAGCCGGGCAGTCCCTGATGTGCACACGGATCGCCCCGAAGAGGGAGTCGATCGCCGCCATCAGTCATCACCGCCCGGCATTTCAGCAGCCTGTTCCTGGGCCGCCGACTTGGCCGCGAACCGATACTGCGCCGTGCTCTTGAGCCCGAGGAACTCGTTGAACCTGGCCTCGTAGTACGAGGCCTTGTTCATGTCGACGGACTTGAAGTTCTTCGAGTACGCCGCCGCCATCATCCCGCGGAAGATGCACTCCTCGTAGATGTCGTCGAGCGGCAGGACGTCGCTGGCCGGGGTCGTCGAATCCGGAGGTGTCGCTGTCCAGACCCCCTCCACGTAGCCGGTCGCCTGCGGGTACACGTAGAAAACCCTGGGGTTGAGCTTGTCGTGGATGAAGTGCAGGACGGAATCACCCGACTCGGTGTGCCAATCCGGCCTGGCGTGGTCGAGATCGTCGCGATCGGCGACGCGGATCGCATTTCCTGGGGTCTCGCCGTCAGCACCCAGCCACCGGATGAGACGACGGAAAGCGATCGCCGCAGCCGGGATCGCCTGCTTCGATCCGGCAACGAGTTGGTGGGATGCCGTTAGCACATAGGCGTCCGGCTTCAACGCGACGATGGTGTTCTTTATCGCGTTGTAATCGGTCAGCAACTCAGCGGGATCCCACCGAATGTTGGTCTCATCGAAGAGCTTTTTGGAGACCCGGTCGATGATCCGGTCGACGACGATCGTACCCATGGCGGCGTCCTCAGTTCGCGGGCTTCAACTTGCCAGCTGCGCGGAGACGCTTCACAGCGTCTTCGATCTCGTCGGCTGCGACGTTGGTGCCGACGATCGTGGAGACACGGGTCACGCGCGGTGCACCGGTCGAGGTGTAGTCCTCGAGGCTCTCCGGGTTCAGAGACAGGATTGCGCCCTGGATCAGCGCCTCGCGGTCCTGGTCCTGCTCGCCGTTCTCCTGGGTGTCCGTGGACTGGCCCGGGGTGCGGTGCTCCTCGATCTCCTCGGCCTCGTCGCCTTCGTCCGGGTCGGGCGCACGTGCGAGACGACGCGCCTTGCTGCGGTTCGCGCGCTCGATCATCTCGATCTCCTGCGCCTGCGCCGCGGCATCACGCTTGGCCTTGGCCGCCTTGAAGCCGGCATCGTCGGCCCAGATCGTGTCGAAGCGGAACAACTCGTGCGCTTCGCCCTCGGGAATCTGCAGCGAGTCGCCGAAGCCGCGCCAGACGCGCTGCTTGCGATTCTTCGCGGAAGAGACGTTGTCCACCTTCTTCGGCTTGGGGCCGATGTAGTAGACCTTCAGCATGTTCGTTGAAGCCATTTCGTTCTCCTTGTGAGGACCCAGAAGAGGGGCGACGCTGCCGCCGCCCCTCGATCAGGTCCCACCCACTCAGGGCTTGCCGCGGAAGTCGTAGTCGAGGACTACGTCGAGGCGGTTGGTGGTGGGAAACGCGGCCACTCCGAACGTGACGACCAACCAGGCGTCGCCTGCCATCTCCGGTGGAGGCAGCGGCTTCGACTTGCGGAATACGCCCGCCGTCGCCGCCGCCACCGCGTCCATGAAGTAGACGTCGCTGTCCAGGGAGGCGAGCGCGGCGTCCTCGTACTCGAAGCCGAAGCTCAGAGTGAGGTCCGTGAGGTTGTCTTCCGTGCAGGCGTGGATGTCGAGCACCTTGATGCCCTTCTCCAGCTTGCACAGCTTCACGCGATCGCCCGCCGAAAGGTTGGCCGTGGGCACGTACCTGAAGTGCTCCGCGGATTTGTTGCCGAACGTCCCACCCTGGATCGGGGTGTTCTGCCCGGATACGTCAATGGTTGCCATGTCAGTTACCTCTTGCTGTTGGGGTCGAGACCACCACGAACAGCACCGCCGTTAGGCGATGCCGTTGTAGTGGTCGACGGTGACGACGCCGTGGTCGGTGTAGACGCCGTCGATCTTGAAGCGGAGCTTCTTCCAGCCTCCGATGATCGACGTCGAGATCTCGACGCGGGCCTTGTGGTCGGTGACCTCCTCGTTCCAGTTCAGGTGGTACCCGCTGGCCTCGTCGGAACCGAACGCGCAAACCATCGCCTGGGCGCCGAGCACGATCGCGCGATCCACGCCAACCGCCGTGGTCACCGTGTTGATCGTGGTGCCGTCCGAAGCGAACTCGCGCATCGCCGAACCGGTGGGGAACCGGATCACGCGATTGGTCTGCTTGATGACGATCCCGCGCCAGTAGAGCGCACCGTTGCCGAAGATCGGATGCTTGCTCATGTTGGCGCGCGTCACCGCGGCCGAGACGAGCGAGTTCCAGTCCTTGTCGGTATTGGTGTCGCGGATCTGGCTGTAGCCGCGCGGCGAGACGTACATCACGTACAGCGGGCCATCGTCTTCGGAGCTGTTGTAGTCGCCGCTCTCGATCTGGATACCCTGCATCGGGTACTCGGATTCGTCGATGCCGGTGCGGACGCTGTCGATGACGTCGAGCGTGAGCACGTCGCCGCTGTCGATCTGCGCACCGGACGTCGATCCATCCTCGGCCAGGAACCGCCGGTTGTAGCTCGGCGGGACGACTTCATTGACCAGGATGTCGGCGAAGTCGGGATCGCTCTCGACCGGAACCGACGACCAGTCGCGACCGGTCTGGAACCCGCGCGCGCCGGCGAGGTGCACCAGCGCGATGTTGTCCATCATGTTGTTGTTCCAACCGTCGAGGTTGGCCATCGCGAGCTTGCGCAGGTCGTAGATCGTGCGCTTCTTCGTCATCCTGCCGCCCGGGTCGACACCGCCGCGGTACTGATTGATGACGATCTCCTCCGTGGAGAAGTCCATCTTCATCATGCGACCGCTGATGCGCCGATCGCCCATGATCGGCTTGCCCTGCAGGATGTCGACGATGTCGTACTGGGCACGATCGCCGGCGCCCTTGGCGAGATCGCGGATCTCGACGATGGGCATGCCCGGCGACGTCGTCGTGCGCTTCAGCTTGGCGGCTGCGGCGCCTTCCTTCGGTGCCGGGCCGGTATTGCGAGACCGGAACGTGGGCTTGCGCGCCATCCGGTTGAACAGCGCTGCGGAATAGACCTTGACGGCAAGGCCGCTTCCGGGCGCGATGTATTGCGAGGACATGGGATAACTCCTGGGTTACCCGAAGCGCGCCAGGTAGTCGTCGATCTGCTGCGCGCTGAGGTTCTCGAAGCGGGCAGCGATGCCCGCCGTCGAGGCTTCCTCGAGCGATTGCAGTGGATCGGCGGCTGGGGTCGCGCCACCGGGGATGTCGGAAAGGCTGCTCACCGGCGCCGGGCTCGCGCCCTTGCCGTTGCGAGCAGCGGTCTGGGATGCGCCGCTACCCGATGAGGTGCCCGGCTTCGCGCCTGCAGCACCGGTACCGTTCGAGGAGGAGGATGTGGAGCCAGGTGTCGGTGGCGGCGGCATGCCGTTGTCCTCGCGGACACGGCGTGCGACCTCGGCGAAGCGTTCCGCGGGGGGCTTGTCCTGCCACTCCGGATCGGCTCGCAGTTCGGCGTCCTTGGCGACGGCATCGGCCCAGAGGCCGCCCTTCTTCGATTGCCAGCGGCGCAGATCGTCGTTCTGATCGATCAGCGTCTGACGCTCGTCGTCGGTGCTGCGCTGGGACTGCTGCGCGAGGGTCTGGACCTGCTGCTCGGCGCGTTCGGCGCGCTCGGTCGCCTTCTTCGCAGCGTCGGTCGCGGCCTTGACGGCCTTGACCAGCGGCTCCGGGAAGTCGTCCGGGTTGAGCCCGGCCAGCGGATCCTCGTCGGCATTGCCGGCCTGGTCAGGATCGCGCCTGGCGCCCTGCTGCTGCGCCTGCGCGTCGACCTTGGCACGCAGTTCGGTGAGTTGGGCCTGCAGATCGTTGACGCGCCCCTCGGCCTCGGCGGCACGCTGACGCGCCGTCTTGAGCTCGGAGTAGTCGATGATCTTGCCGCTGGGCAGCTTCACGCCGATGGGTTCGGCCTCGGAGTCCTGCGCCCCGTCGGTCGTAACAGCGGCTGCTGATCCCGTTGTCGCGCCCTGCTCGCCTGCGGCTTTGCTGGTTTGCGGTTCCGCTGACGCGCCTTCACCTGCCTTGCCCTTGTCGCCTCCATCGCCTCCACCAGCGGCAGCTGCATCGCCATCACCGTCGGCCTCACCGTTCGCGCCATCCTGGTCGGCGGCAGCTTCGCCCGCCTTCCTGGGGTCATCGAACAGCATCGCCTCGAGCGCGGCGTCGCCGCCACTGGCAAAGGCTGCCTCCTGCTCCGCGGCGAAATCCGCCGCATCCTTCTCTACTTCGGTACCAGCCATCATCGGTCTCCTTGACGTCGGAGCACGTCCGCATTGACGTTCAGCGGACTACGAACGGCGACCCTCGCGGCGGTCTCCATGCCGGCCCTTGACCGTGGGCTCATCGGGGGCGGTACGTCGCCCAGCGAATCGAATGGGGTCTGCGCTGGGGTACTCACGGCGCTGGCCTGTACGTGAAGTGCAGCATGGGGCGATCCGCAGCCGTGGCGTCTTCGCGCGACACGATGCTCAAGGTCCCGTCGGAGATCCCGAACTTGAAGCACACCCACAGGCCGAGCATCTGCTGCAGCGCGGAGCGGCTGATCGGAACTTCGATGACCTGGTCGGCGCCGTCCTCGACCACCGTGGCGCCGGACAGGTCGATGGTGAACAACTCCGCTCCTGGAGCGGATTCATGATCGACCGTGGACTCCACGAACGGCCTGGTCTCCGAGACTAGGGCGGCAGCCACGAGATCCGGCGGTTCCGCCCCAGCGGTGTGGGTCGCCGTCAACTGCAGGTAGTGCACGTTGGCGGTCGCGGTAGCGCCTGCGTAGGCCGTCAGGTCGACCTCGATCAGCACCTCCTGGCCGGTGTCGGTCGCCACCAGCGCCGTATCGGCGCCGTGCGTGTCGGTTGGAGCGGCGTTGTCGGTCCAGGTATCGCCCCACGAATCATCGTCGGGGCTGCCGGAGTCCTCGACGGCGATGAGCTCGACGGCTTCGCGCACCGGGAACGGGCTCGATCGGAATGCGCTGCTGTGGAAGGCGGCGGCCATGTCAGTCTGCCGTCACGGTGACGTGCGCATCGGTCGCCGTGATGCGCAGCGCGGTCCACGGCGCGTCGAGCACGGCATGAGCGAGCTCGTTGACCTCGCCTTCGTCCCACGCCTCCCAGAGCACGTTGTTGTCGGTGCCGCCTTCTTCGACGAGCTTGACCAGGTCGACCGGAGCGCTGGTCATCTCCACCAGCAGCGTTCCCGACAGCGGATTCGCGCTGATGTGGGCTCGCAGGAACTGCCCTCTCGGGTTGTAGACGTACTTCGTCTCCTCGACGAGCTCGCACAGCAGGTGTCGGATCGCCATCAGCGTCTACTCCGGTCGGAAGGGGGTCCGAGGGCTCACCATCGGTAGATGCCCTCCGTCTTGTCGGGGAGGCCGGCTTCGGCCTGCATCTTGATGTCCTGCAGCACGGCGGCCGTGTCGGCCTGGGTCTTCGCGACCTTGGCCATGAGATCCTGGAAGCGCGCCTCGACCAGCTGCATGACTTCGTCGGTCTTGGCCTGCATCTGCTCGACAGAGGCCATGTCCTTCGCCGCCTTGGCCTCCTTGCCGGCGACTTCCGCCTGCATGGCGCGCTCCTCGAGCGCCTGCTGCTTGGCAAGTTGCTCCGCCTTGGCCTCGTACTTGGCACGCTGCTCGTCGGTCATGGTCGACGGATCCGGCGCGATGCCGATGAGCTCGCGGACCCGATCCAGGAACGTCGCCTTGTTCGGGACGTCGGAGGCCTCGACGAGGAGATCCAGGAACTTCGCCGCACTGGCGGGATCGACCTTGCCCAGCGTCTGCACCATCTCGGCGATGCGCATGAACTGCTGCTGGCGGAACGTGGCCGTGGCCGGGACGTCCTCGAGCGTGAGCCTGAGTTTGGCGCGCTGGACGTCGTTCTCGAGCACTTCGATGCCGGAGTCCAGCTTCTTGGGCTTGTTGAGCACGATGACGCGCTTGCCGCGGGCGCCCTCGACCTGCACGGGCACCTCGCGCATGTCCTTCATGTCCTCGACGACCATGGCCATGAGCAACTCGCCCACGATCGTGCGGCCCATGCGGAAGTTCTCGTACATCGGGGCCAGCGTCGTCGAGCTCTGCTCGATGAGAGAGTTGATCGCGATGCCGGAGTCGGCGCCCGCCTCCTTCTTCCCCAGCGTGGTCTGGTAGACGCCGGCGACGTCCTGGATGCGCTGGACGCGATCAACCAGGATCTTGTACTGCTGCTCCGAGATCGTGACGTTGGAGTCCACGTCGAATTTCGAGTTGGCGTTCCACTGCTTGCCAAGCCGGATATAGGCGTCGGGCCTGGCGACCTCTTCTCGAACGGTGTCGTGGTTGTCGACGGCGTCGTCGGTGGCGATGACGCGGCGCGCTGACAGCGCCCACAGCATCTTGCTGTTGCGGGCGTTGACCTCGTCCTGCATCGGCCGCATCCGGCGCACCAGGCCATAAGGAACACCGGTGCGGCCCTCGCGCATCCCCCAGAACGGGGCGTAGGGGAACCTGCGGTGCGCGTACGGGCTCGGGATGTCCTGGAGCCTGAGCGGCCCCACGAACATCGCGACACGCATCTCGGACCAGACCCGCTTCGAGAGGACGGCGCGCCCGCGCTCCACCGCGGCGGCCTGGATCTCGCTGTTCGGGTTGAACGTCATCGTCGAGCCGTCGGCAAGCTCGAGGACTTCGCCACGCACCCAGACCTTGTACCAGACCTCGTCCAGCATGAGCCTGTCGCGGTCGGAGTCGATCCATTCGAGCTCGACCAGGCTGTAGTCGCGCCAGTCGCCGTCGTGGCCGCGGCGCAGCAGCGCGGGTTCCTGGAACTCGCGGCCGTCGTAGCCACCGCCGGGCCCGCGCCAGCCCGGGCCGATCATCGAGAGCTCTTTGGCGTGCTGCGGGAACATCGCCTCGAGGGCGACGCGGTCGAAGAACTTGCTCCGCTTCAGGTAGCGGGCGTCCGTGATGTCGTTTTCCTGGCTGTACGGGTCGATCCCGAATTCGCGCCAGTCGCGATGCTTGACGCGATACCGGTACTGATGGGGATCGGTCTCGCGCTGGACTTCCACAAAGGAGAGGCCACCCTTGAAGATCCGCTTGATGGCCTCGGAACAGGCGTGGTCAGCCTTGGAGAGGCGCTCCGCGGTGTGCATCTTGGCGGCGATGGCCAGGGCGACGTCATCCCAGGTCGGATCATCGGCGGCCTTGACGGTCCAGTCGCTGCGCTGCTTGGCCTCCATGCCGAGGCAGACGTCGATCGTCGGCCCGATCAGATTCATCACCACCGGCTTGATGCCGATGTCCTCGAGGTCCTGCAGCGCCTCCGCGCTGTACTGGTTCCCGTCGTAGTAGTCCTCGTCGATCATGGACTCGCGGCGCCAGTTCGACTGCTGGGAAAGCTCCCAGCGGAAGCGATCGACGTCGTAGACCTCGAGGCGCGGTCGCGCCGCCATGCGGCGATAGACGTCGACGTCCATGACCGTGTTCCAGCGCAGCGCCGAGGTGCCGTCTCGGTCGTTCTGGGCCAGCTGGTTCGGGTCGGGCTTGGCCATGACGGTCAGTGCACCAGGGAGACGCGGCGGCGCTGGCGGGGCTCTTCGCGGTCCTGCTGCTCTGCTGCTTTGCTGATCGCCGGGCCCGTCAACGAGAACGCGCCCGCGGCCATCTGGGCCAGGTACTGCTGGGCGTCATGGGGATGCGAGAACGCATCCTTGTCAGGTTCGTCGCGGTAGATCATTTTCCCGGGGACCTGCATGCGCCGGTAGTGGTAGCCGCCGAGGAAGCCCTTGCGCAGCGTCTTGCACCGGGGGTCCAGGACGTAGCTCGGGGTGCCGCCGTCCATGCGGGTCAGGAACCGCGCCACCGCGCTGCGCCTGGGCAGGAACTCGTTGGTCTGCCTGCCGCCGCCGTTGATGACGAAGCCGAGCGACTTCAGGACCTGGAAGCACGTGGTCTCATCGGTCTGCGCGGGATCGTTGCCGCTGGGGTCGCCGGCGCAGAGCACGTTGGTGCGCAGGTTCCACTGTGGGTACCGGATCGCGAGTTGGGGCAGCACCACGGTCGAGGCGAATTGCTCGAGCCCCATGTCCTCTGAGACGAACTCATCGAGGATGTGCAGGGAGCCCCGCGGCGTCAGCTGGCCCACGATGCAGGCCGGCGTCAGCCCGAAGTCCCAACCCAGCAGCAGCGGCAGCGACTCGATGGGGCGCACCGGTCTGCAATGGACGTCGTCGCGGTACTCCGGATAGACGAGCTTGCCGTCGAGCACGAAGCCGTATTGCCCGAGCAGGTAGACCTTGATCCACTCCGACGTCGCACCGGGGACCTGGTCGAGCCAGTACCCGTAGCCGAGTTGCTGGTTCTCGACGTTCTCGGCTGCAGGATTCGGGACGTAGCGGGCGCCACCCACCTTGAGCAGGGCCGGCGGCTGCTGGAAAAACGTGAAGTCCTTGGGGTCGAGGAGCGGGGCATCCTCGGGCGCGTTGGGCATGCGCCGCTCTTCGGCCGCCGCGTACCACCAGTGGTCGGTGTCGGGCGGGTTGGTGTCCATGAGCAGGGAAACTTGGGAGATCGGCGCGGCATCCTTCTTGGGGTAGCGACCGATGCGCTGGCGCACCGCGAGCACGATCGTCCAGGGGATCTCGCGGGCCTCGTTGATCCAGGCACCGGTGAGCTCGAGCGATAGCAGCTTCTTCACGTCCTTGGGCTTGTCCAGCGCCAGGAACAGGATCTCGGCCTCGACCATCGTGGTGCCGTCGGGGTGCGGCACCTTGAGCAGGCCGCGGATCGGCGAGTCGTAGACGATGGGGCAGATGTCCTCGGGCACCCAGTCCTGCCACGTCTTGATCGTGGTGGAGCGGAGCTCACCGAACGTGTTGCGGATGATGGCGAAGCGCGACTTCCGGATGCCCTCGGCGGTGGGCGCCTGGGACATCGCCATGCGCCATATATCCATCACGCATGCCACCGATTTCCCGGAGCCCACCGGCCCGCGGATCCCGCGGACACGTGCGCGGTTGTGGTGGAACCGTGCCGTGGTACCGGACGCCCTGTAGCGGATCCGTCGCACCGCTGGGGTAGCGCCTGCGATCGCTGGGGCGAACGGCATGCTCATTTGCCGTCAGGTGTCCCGAAGTTGACGTCGTAGGCGATTCGGCCCGACAGATCGACCTCGAGCTTGTCCTTGAGCATGCCGAGGTGCTGCATGGCCAGGCGCAGGCTGGCCTCCTTGCTGTGCAGTTTGAACTTGCGCGCGTAGCCGATCAGCGTGCGCCCGCCGCGCTTCAGTGCGCCGCCGTGACCCTGTTCCTCGCGACCGCCGTGCGTGTGCTCGAACTCCTCCAACGTCTCCATGGACTGCACCGCAGCTGCGGTGTCGTCGTCGAGCTCATGCGGCAACTTCACGGTGCCGTCCTCACGGTAGAGCTTGCGGATGTCCGAGAACGCGAGCCGGCCCAGTTCCTCCAGGACGCGGTCCTGCGTGATCGCCGTTCGCCGTGACCGCTTCTCCATGTCGGCGAGCACCGCAGCGTAGACGTGCGGCTTTTCCTTGCCGCGGCTTACCCAGCAGTAAGCCTTGGTCTTCGCGACGGTCTTGGAGTAGCCCGCGGCGATGGCGGCGCGGTGCGCATCGAGGTCGACCAGGTATTCGTCGACGAAGCGCTGTTCCTGCGCGTTGAGGCCCTTCGGCGTCGTCGACGGCTTCGCCTTCTTGCCCGATCGTTTCGATCGCGTGGCCTTGGTGCGGGCCGATGACTGCTGCGTGGAGGGTTGTTCCATTGCGCGGTGGTGCGGTAGCGGAGTGTGGTCCTGGTTGGAGTAGCAACCGATCTCTGTTGAGGCTCGGCTTTCTCTTCACCTCCTCCTCAACCCCGACACCCTCCTCACACCACCCCCCTCCCCCTCCTCGCTCCTCCCGTTGCGGGAGGTTGTGTAGCGATTGGTCCTGGAAGGGGCTTCCTGTCGCGCTGGCCTTGGGAAGGGGGCTAGGACTTACCCGAGACCAGCGCGTGAGGTAAGTATTTCTGCTGTTCTGCTGCTACGTCAACGGCGCCGTTCTGCTGGCATCGACCGGCGATCTGTCGCTATCGTGTTTTTCCGTAGAAGGATTGACGTCGCCATGTAGATGGGCCGACGTGTGGATATCGTCGCTTCGTTGGGGATAACTGGGGCTGTTTCACTGGTAAGACGACGGGCAAGAAAAAGCCCCCGGGCTTCATCAGCGCGGGGGCCTCGAGCAATCGGGACGAACCGGCCTACTTCCGTCTCAGCTTCTTGGCGGCTTTGGGGGTGCGTCGCTTCATGGCTACAGGCATGACGGGATCTCCTGAAAGTTCACGGCCTGGACCCGGGATTGGGCCCGCGGCACGATCCTACGCCTTGTCGTGCTTCTCTGCTGCTCTGCTGGTTTTGAGACCCGACGGCCGAGGACGATCAGGCCTGCAGCCGTCGGGGTTCGTGTCTGGCTTGGATCTGATGCCCACGATGGGGAGGGCCATCACGAACTGCCGGTGTTGTTCCCAAACGCACCACCGCCGGCTGGGCGCGTCGAGGGTTATCCCCCGAAGGGGAGCCGCCTCGCTCGGCTATCAGGCGTCGCGCACCTCACCGTCCTGGATCCACCCGTGCCAGCCGCACGAAGGCGGCAACAGGTGCACCGAGGGTGCCAGCGTGAGATCCGCAAGACCGGTTCCGCTCACTGTCCAGCGCGCAGGACCTGGTAGTTCCGCGTCGGGGACATCGCGATTGCGGAACCAGCACAGGACGGAGTGGGTGCCAACGGGTCCGCCCTTGGCGCGGTAGCACTTGGGGCACAGAAACATCACCCCCTGAGCGTCCTCGATCTCATCCCCGAGGCGCTTGCGCACGCCAGGCCTCTACTCGACCAGGCGCATGAACTCGGGATCAAGGTCCAGTAGTCGCATGGCGCGGCCCCAGAAGGTAGTCCTCGAACGCCTTGGCGCGCTTGAGGATCTCGTCACGCCCGTTGGCCCAGGTGGCTGACCCGCCCAGCGACTCGATGGCGCGCTTCAACGCCATATCCCGGACCTCTGCCAAGTCGAGGTCGATGTCATCGCTGGTGCCACGCCCGAGGTTGTGCCGGCCATCGTGCGTCTGATCGTCGCCGGGTTCAGGCCCGCTGACGTGACTGGACGCCGGACGGAACGGCGATGCCTCGTCGATCGCGAGCACCTTGAACTCCGGGGGCTTCACCACGTCGGTGCCGTCGATACTCACGAAGCCGCCGCGACCATCGCTGATGAACCAGCGCTCGCCGCACTTCTCGGTGCGCTCCTCGAGCAGCTTGCGCATCGCTGCGGTCTTCCCGAAGCGCACAGGCGCGAAGAAGGAGGGCGGCGCCGGCGGCGTCTCCTCGGCTTGATCGAATGCTCCACGCAACTTGCCGATGACATTGACCAGTTTGGGCCCATCGCCAACCGCGCGCATCTCGTCTCGCTGTTCCTGGGTCCACTGCATCCCGGACGTCGACTTTTCGCGCTCCTCGGTCTCGCGGCCACGGCGCAGGGCACGCTGCTGGAACGTCTCCGCTGGACGCGGACGATGTGGGCAGTCCGGTCTGTGGTCGCGTAGGACGCGCCCATCCACCATCCACTGGGCACCGCACACCGCGCACTCCAGGACGTTCACCACCTCGTCCCGCGGTGCCGGACCTGGATCCATCGCGCCAGGGTTCATGAGTCGCTCAGCGCGAGGCGCTGCCCCAGCACGTCGGACAGTTCGGACATCAGCGCTTCCTGCCGGCGCAGGAGACCCTTGTGTCCGATACCGAGACCCTCGAACGACGCGGTTGGGATGAACGTGCGAAGGCCGGCCAGGCGGCCCTCGAGCTCGTCCTTCTCCGCGACGAGGCGCCCGCGCCAGTCGTTCGGATCGTGCAGCGTGTAGCCGGCCTCGAACTGCGCGCACGGCGACCAGCTCGCGTAGCCGTCTTCGTACTCGACGAAGTAACCCCCGGTCGGGATCTCGCCATCGGGTACGCGTTTGCCGTCGAGCACGCGGATGTCGCCGGTGCTGAGCTTCACGGACCACGTCTCCCGCGCGTCGTTGCTCGAGCTCTGCATCACCTTCGCGGCGCGAACAACCTTGTGTGACTTCCAGCGTGGTAATTCGGACATCAGAACCTCCTACAGTTCCAGGGTGAAAGGCTTGGTGAGCCCGATGGTTTTGGCGTGCTTGAGCAGCAGTGCTGCGATATGCGCGGCCTGGTCAGGACTGAATCCAACCCACTCGACGCGCTTGCCGAAGCCGATCACTACCCTCCCGTTCTCGACGCCAACGGCGACCTGCAACTGCCCCTCGTCGTGCTCGTTGAGCTTCCCTTCGGGGTACTGCTGGCCGTTGATGGGGTACTTACTCGCGCTCATGTGGATTCCTCAGCAGATAGGGGCTCGGCCGCGGCGCTGCTTCTTGTCGCGACTGACCCAGTAGAAATCGAACACCCTGGCGCCCTGCTCAATCGGGGTGTCCTTGGCCATGACGGTGGCCGCGATGGTTGGGCCGACGACGGCGTCGACGAGATAGAGCCGGCCCGTGGTGGTGCGCAGGTAATCGCCTGGCGACGGGTCTTCGTCCCAGTCGCGCATTCGGATCGTGACCATGGCGCCGATCGGCTTCACGCCGCCTTCCTCACGAATAAATCAAGCCTGGCGCGATCGACCGTCGAACCCACCGGACAGAGCTCATCGATGGTTCGCTGCACGAGCGCCTGGATCTCGGAGAGATAGACGCGGTCCTTGGGCATGATCGTGTGCTGGTCGATCGTCTTGGCGCGCTCGATCGTCACGATAATCGTCCACAGCTGCGGACCATCGATGTTGCGGTGATGGACGACGCGTCCCGCGAAGGGCCCATCACTGCGGTAGCTCGCTGCTCTCATTGGAGCCTCGGACGTTCGGTGTCCGACTTCTCGTTGCGCCGAATCGCACGGACCTCGGCCCGCAACTTCTTGAGTTGCCCGTCGACCTTTACCAGCGCGTCCTGGGCCTCTGCAAGCACCAACCCGGCCTCAATCACGGCTGCATCGGCCTCACGCGCGATGAACCACATCCACACGTTGCCAACGACCGACGCTAGCAGCAGGCCAACCAGCAGCGCCGTCATGGCGCTTCACCCGCGGAAAGCAGCGCGGCCTGCAGCTGGTCCTTGCGCGTGATCCGCGACGACGCCACCGCCAAGGGCGTCACGCGCACCAGCACCGCGGGCTGTTCGTGGTACCGCTTCCGGAACGTGCCGTCGCAGACCTGGACGTCGTCGGCCCACACCACCGCCTTGAAGGCGTCATAGACCGCCTTCTTGATGTTGTCCTCGTCGGGCTTGGTGTCCGGGCGGATCTGCCCAGCTGCAGCGGCGGCTCGTTTCCAGTCCGGCCACGATGCCGGGATCTCCATGCGCACCACGAAGGCGACGTCCACGGGCCCGGCGATTGGATCGCGGCCTGCCATGGCCACGCGCGCCAGTGCCGTGATCTTCCCCATGTATTCGCCGGTCTTGCGGTCGGTGTGCTTCGATATCAGCGGCCGGCCGCCAGCCATCACGGGCTTCCCGTCGCGTCCCATGACCGCGGCGTGGCGCGCGGCGCCCTTGCCGCGCGGAGGACCTGGAACCACGACGACGACAGGCTCCACAGCGGGCTACTCGATCTGCATGCCGGCGAAGGGAGACTCCTCGCCTTCACTGGCATTGGGATCGTCCAGCGGCAGATCTCCGTCCTGGGGCACCGGCCGATCCGAGCCGCGGTCGTCGTCCTCGTTCTCGCCCATGTCCAGGCTCAGCTGCGAGGGCGTGCACGTCACCGTTAGCGGCTTGTGCTGCTGGACGAAGATGAACCAAAGCGCATCCTTGTCCGGGTAGACGGCCATGCGCATCGAGATCTCACACTGGAAGCCCGGCATCGGCTTCACCGTGACCGAGTCGACTTTGACCTTCTCGAAGCTGCACTTCTCGCCGAATGGGGTCTCCAGCACTGCGAGGCCTCCGACGATGCGCGTCGTCAGCGGGATCTCGTCGAGATCAGACGTCGCGAGCTCGCCGTCAGGGTTCCACAACGGCGCCAGAATCTTCGCGTAGGACGTGTCCGTGCTGAAGATCGGCGCGACCTGCTCGCGCTTCACGGTGCCGCCGAGTTTGAGCGACAGCGCGCCGGCGCCGGGTTCCTTCCCGGCCTGCTCGACGCGCATCACGACGTGGTTGAGATTGAGGCTGGCTTGGACCTTCACGGCTGCTTCTCCTGGTCAGTGGCGATGCGCCTGGACCCGCGGAATGCGAGCCACGCGGCCGGGTCCTTTGGATCCGGCAGGTTGATCTGGTAGTGGTCGCGCGCGATGCGCTTGATGTCGTCGAGAAACTGCTTCCAGGCGGCGCGGCCGTGGAGTGAGTCCGAGCTGCGCGCTATGACGACCGGCTTTCGCGTGATCGGGTTGATGACCTCGACCTCGCCGATGAGCTCGCGGCACAACATGTCCCACATCTCGCCGGGTTGCATGCCGACGTGCTTGGCCAGGATCCCGTTCCAGGCGCGCGCCAGGTTCTTCTGGGAGAGCTTGACCCCGGGCTCGAACCAGAAAACGAGGACCTGCAGCACACGTCCCTCGACACTTCCAGGGGTGTGCCGGCGCAACTTGCCGACGACGAGGTCGACCGCATCGGTCGAGTCGAGCACCACGTTGAGCACGGGCGTGTCGATGCTCATTGCGGCTTCCCAGGTGCTGGGGGCGTCCCGTTGACGTACTTCGCCAGGCCGGTGCGCTTCGGCTTGTTGCGCTCCGGATCGACGGTCGCGGCCCGCTCGTGGGCGCCGGGCCCGTGGTAGTCGCTGAACTTGCAGAATTCGCCGCGGAACTCGACCTCGACCTTGCCGAGCTCGCCGTTGCGCTGCTTCGCGATGATGATCTCGGCGACACCCTTGTGCGGGCTGTTCGGGTGATAGACCTCATCGCGGTAGATGAAGGCGATGACGTCGGCGTCCTGCTCGATGCCGCCAGCTTCACGCAGGTCCGACATGCGGGGACGCTTGTCGTCTCGATTCTCGACGCCGCGGTTCAACTGCGACAGCGCGATCACGGGACACTCGAGCTCCCCCGCGAGACGCTTCGCACTGCGGCTGATTTCGTCGACCTCGTTGGTCCTGGAGTCGTTGCGACTCCGATCGCCGGCGACGTGCTGCAGGTAGTCGATGACGACGAGCTTGGTCTTTCGGTCCCGGTGCCGGCGCAGCGCCGCGGCACGGATGTCAGGCATCGACATCCCGACGCGATCGTCGATGTAGATCGGCAGTTCTCGAACGCGCCCCATCGCCCAGGTCAGCGCATCCATGTCGGCGTCGTCGAGTTGGCGCGCGTCGCGGATCCGATTCAAAGGGACCGTTGCGTGCGACGCCACCATGCGATTCACGATCTGCCACTTCCGCATCTCTAGCGAGAACACCTGGACGAACCCATCGCTGCCGGCGATGTGCTCCGCGATGTTCATGGCGAGCGTCGTCTTGCCCATCGAGGGCCGGGCCGCGAGAACCATGTAGTCGCCTGGCTCCAAGCCGAGGATCTTGGCGTCGAGCGCCTTGAACCCCGTCTGGATCCCCGGAGGAACGATCATTCGCTGCCGCGCGTACAGGGCTTCCGACCACGGCCCGATGACGTCCTTGAGCATCCCGCCGGCATCGCGGGTGTCGCGCACGCTCGCCTCGACCTGCTGGAAGCACCGCTGCGCTTCGGCGACGAGCTCGACGACACCGCGCCCATCGGGCCGGTATCCAAGTTCCGCGAGATCTCCACCAGCGGCGATCAACGCGCGCATCACGGCACGCTCGTGGACCAAATCGGCGTAGGCGGTGACGTTGGCGGCGCTGGGGGTGTCGTTGGCCAGCGCCCCGATGTACGACAGGCCTCCGACCTCCTCGAGTTGCCCGGCGCGTCTGAGGTGCTCGGCCAGCGTGACGAAGTCGCAGGGCTGTTTCGCGGAACTCATCTCGACGATGGCGTCGAAGATGGCCCGGTGGTCGGCCCTGTAGAACTCCGACGTCGTGACGTGCTCGAGGACATCCACGATGCAGCGGTTATCGAGCAGCATCCCGCCGAGCACGCACTGCTCGGCCTCGACCGAATACGGCGGCTGCCGAGCCTCAGCCATGGGAGTGCTCCTCGCCGGCCTCGGCCTCGCTCATGGCGCGGTCGAAGAGGTCCGACATGACGTCGGGGCGCGTCAGGAACTCGAAATCCGGGGTCCAGTTCCGGTGATCCTTCCCGGGCACCGCGCGGCCCGCGTGGAAGTCGTCGGCTTCGACGGTCTCCCAGTACCGGATCCAGAACTCGCGCGTGATCCTGGGACTGCCGAACACGCGCTGGCAGATCGCCGCCGCGGTCTTGATGCAGCGGCGCACGCTCTTCCGCGGCATGTCACCCTCGACCAGCACCACGTTCGGGCAGGCGCCGCCCTTTCGCTTCGTGAAGGGCGCCTCGTTGTAGGTCTCCACGGCATCCCGGGTGACCTCAGCCAGGCGCACCTCCTTGGGATCCTGGTCGACCTGCTGGCCGAACATGTCGGTACCCGAGGGGGCGCCGGGGTCGTCGCCGTCAGGCGAGGACGTGCTTTTCTTCTTTCCTTCTTCTGGGGAGTGGGTACTGGGTACTGGGGAGTGGGTATGGGTAGCCGTAGCAGGCGTTGCAGGTGCCGTTGCAGGTGCCGGCTGGACAGCCGTTGCAGGTTGCCGTTGCGGGAGTGCGGCAACGAGCCTCCGGAGCTCGTCCATCTTGATGTTCCAGGGCGCATGTTGCCCTTGATCTGTAAGGAGTTTGAAGAGCCCAGCACGCTCGGCCCGGTGCCGTTTCAGGCGGTTGTCTTCGTTGGCTCGCTTGACCTCCCGCTCCGGCTCGCGGTCCACGAACGCCTCGATCTCCTCGTCGCATCGGTCCTGACGCCATACCCCGTTGTCGAGTCGAAAGAACTCCTGCAACACCACCTGCAACGCCTGCGTTTCAGGTTCCGTTCGTGCCCCAATGAGCCGGGCGGCCTGGTCATCCGGGATCCCCTTCTCGCGGGTGTAGTAGACATCGAGGAGGCGGGCATAGACGCCGTGCTCCAACAGCGACAGGTGCGCCGTGTTCTTGATGTAGTCCCCGATGTGGCGCTCGTAGTAGTTCACCAGCCCACCACCGCCTGCGCCGCAGCGATGTCCTCGGGGATCTTTCGCCTATTGCAGGTCTCGCACAGCGTCTGCAGGTTCTCAACGGTGCTCAGACCACCGGCGCGCAGCGTCAGGATGTGATCCAGCACCAGGAGGTCTCGCCACCCTGGCGAAGTGAAGGTGTCCGTGAACAGCGTCATCCGTCCGTCGTAATCGGCCGGTATGTCGATCGCCCGGGCCGGGCATCGCCTGCACGTGAAGGCATCGCGGTGGAACACGTGCCGACGCAGTGCGGCATGCAAGGGGTACTTGAACTTGAGTCGTCTGAGACTCCTCACCACGGGCCAGACCCGCCCCTCGAAATCCACCCAGGTCGCCATCAGCGAGCGCCCCTAAGTCGAGCCGCTGCGCGGCGTTTCACGTGGAACATCGTCGAATCAGGGCTTCTCGGAATGGCCCGCCGCCGGTTTGCAGACGTGGGAAAGGTCGACCGCCGCCACGGGGATTTAAGCGAGGCCTGGTTCACGCAACCCTTGCGGGTTCCGACGCCGGGCCACTCCGAGAAACGCTGATTCATCTTCCTTTCCTGTTCGGGCCCCGCGCCGGCGCTGCAATCGCTGCCGCGGAACGTTGACGATTGGGACCTACGCGGCCTTCTGCCGCTGTTGCTGCTCCACGAGCTCGCGCAAACGCTGGTCGTCGCCGTCGTCGGTTCGCAGGTGCCTGGGCACCGCGGCCTGGAGCTTCTCGAGGTAGGCGTCGAGGACCGCGAGTGCGGCCTTCGGGCTCTTCGGCAGCTTCTTCGGCGGCTCCGGCCATCGCAGCCGTATCAAGGCGCCGCGGACCCGATCCGCGTGCGCCAGCGACAGCTTTTCCGGCAGCGCCGAGACCGATGGGTGCGTCAGGCCGATCGTTTCCGCCAGCTTCACAACCCCACCGACTTCGCTGAGCGCGTCTTGCTTGAGCATGGCGGTATTCTTGGGCGCTCTGTATCTCTGCTGTCAACCCCATGACAGCAGACTTGCAAATGTATTTTTGCGGGCGTAGGCTGATCTACGCCGGATGTAAACCGATCGACATTGCAGGGAGATCGAAATGAAGCACCGCCCCCCTCCGCCTGAGTCGTCGCTGTCCCAGGTCGACTACGCACCCAAGGAGCGCCGTTCCGAGGCCGCGCGCCGTCACGATCGCATCCTGATCCTCATGGACGCGCTGGGGTTAATCGCTTTCGGGATCTTCGCGTACTTCTTGGCCTCGCTGGCCCTGCGCCAGGCCACGGTCGCCGAGGCCCTCTGCCAGACCGACATGGAGTGCTTCGAGCGCTACTGCGCGCAGGACCTCTCCTGCGATGGTGGGCCGGAGCCGGCTCCGTGATCCGTTCCGAGCTACTCCACGACTCTGATGGCCGCGTCCGGCATGCTATCCAACGCCCGCTGCAGCGCGTCTCGTCTCGCAACGAGTTCGGCGCGCTTTGCAGCATCCACGGGGCTGAGTTGAGCTTCGGGCTCCGGGCTTTTCGAGACAGGACCGGTGTACGGCTTCAAGCCCTGCGGGAACCTCTCGTCGCACGCAGCTCCGATGGCTCGCGCCGCAACGTCGCTCTGCACGCCTCGCATGTTCTCAAGGATGCATTCATCCCACGTGCTGGGACCGCAGCCGCAGATCAGGGCGATCAGCGCGATGAGGAGGGGGTGCCGGGCTTTCATGTTGACGTAAACCTATCTACGGCGTACAAAGCGCGCAAGGAGCGTAAGGGAACATCTGAACAAGTCTCCCGGATAATGGTCGAGAGCTGGGACTGAGCGAAAGGGGACGGGGATGACGCAGCTGAGCTTTGGGGACGCGGAGTACGCCGGCAAGCGCAAACAGACGCGGCGCGAGGTGTTCCTGGCCGAGATGGATCAGGTGGTGCCGTGGAAGTCGCTGCTGAATCTGATTGAGCCGTTGTATCCGGTGGCCGGGCGCGGTCGTCACCCGTACCCGCTGGCGACGATGCTGCGCATTCACCTGATGCAGAACTGGTTCGGGCTGTCCGATCCGGCGATGGAAGAGGCCCTGTACGAAGTGGCCTCGATGCGCCAGTTCGCCGGACTGTCGCTGACCCGGGCGATTCCCGACGAGACCACCATTCTCAATTTTCGGCGCCTGCTGGAGGTCAACGACTTGGCTGCGGCGATCTTCACGCGGATCAATGCGCATCTGACTCGCCAGGGTCTGCTTCTGCGGCGTGGCAGCATGGTGGACGCCACCATCATTGCCGCGCCGAGTTCGACCAAGAACGCAGAAGGGCAGCGCGATCCGGAGATGCACTCGACGAGCAAGGGCAAGCAGTGGTACTTCGGCATGAAGGCGCACATCGGCGCGGATGTCGACTCGGGTCTGGTGCACACGGTCGTGACCACGCCGGCCAATGAAGCGGACATCGAGGTGGTGGACGAACTGCTGCACGGCAAGGAAGAAGTCACCTACGCCGATGCCGGCTACACCGGCGCGCAGCATCGCGTCGCGCGCCGGGGCATGCGCTGGGAGATCGCCGCGCGTCGGGGCCGTATTCAGGCGTTGCCCGACGGTCGTCACAAGCGCGCGATGGAAAAGATCGAGCACCGCAAAGCGAGCATTCGTGCGCGCGTCGAGCATCCGTTCCGGGTGGTGAAGCGCCAGTTCGGTTTCGTGAAGGTGCGATTCAAGGGCCTGGCCAAGAACACCGCGCAGATCGTCACCCTGTTTGCACTGGCGAACCTGTGGCTGGTGCGCAAGAAATTGTTGGCCCTGACAGGCGGATTGCGTCCGCAGTTCGGGATGTGAGGGGAGAACGCAATGAAACCACATCGAAAACTCGATCATCGCCCTGCCTGCAGCGAAATCCTTACTGCATCGTCGCCCTGCCGCGCCATCACGCACTCAGCCGCCGATGAATTCGTGGCTTGTTCAGACGTTCCTAAGAACTCCGAACGCAGCGGTATCCGCACCCGTCAGCGCGGTTTTTTTGTGCCCGGCATCCGTTCAACGGCCGGGAGGGTGACGGATACAACACCCCGCAAGGGGGAAGAAGTCCGCCGACTGCGTTCGGTTCTTAACCTCCCGGCCACCTCGCTGGGCTGCGTAAGAACGGCTCCGCGAGGGTTCTCGGAACTCACGCAGGAGTCGCACATGACCAGCGCAATCGCGCCTGTTGTATCCCTCGCCGACGGCCGCGCCGTCACTACCAGCCAAGAAGTTGCTCGCGTCTTCGCTCGCCCGCACAAGGACGTGCTGGAAGCGATTCGCAGCCTGATCGCGGAAACGCCGCCGCCCTTCGCTGGGCGGAATTTTCCGCCCAGCGACTACACCGACCGCTCAGGCCGCAAGCTCCCCGCCTACACCCTCACGCGTGACGGATTCACCCTCCTCGCGATGGGGTTCACCGGGAAGCGGGCTCTCGACTTCAAGTTGGCTTACATCGACGCCTTCAACCGGCTGGAGGCTGCGGTCCACGGGTTGACTGTCACCACGCCAGCGGAGATCCCGCTAGCGAGGCCCTCTGTTCGCACCCAGGTGGTCATGAGCGGCGAACTGCACCGCAAGCTCAAGGTCAAGGCCATCACCCAGGGTGCCTCGGTCAAGGACCTCATCATCGCGGCCGCCGAGGATGCCGTTCGCGACTTCGACTTGGTGGCCGCGCTGCGCCAGCACAGCCCGGAGTCGCTGTCATGACCCGCGCCGAGGCCTTCAACAAGGCGGCCAGGCTCGCCAACAAGCACCCCGATGCCATCATCGTGGTCTGCGAGGTCGAGGAAGAGTTCGGCACCAGCTGGGACGCTGCCCGAGAGGACCTGGCCGCGGAGTGGGAAGACCAGGGCTACGTCCGCCAGTGGATCGAATGGAGCGCGGCATGACCGGTGCCCCGCTCCTGTTCCAGGGCATGCCGGTGGCCGCCGACGTCACCGAGGCCAAGGCCAGCACGGCACCGTGCTGGGTCGAGATCGACCACGTCCTGGTTCTCCACGATCCCGAACGTCCCGATCGTCTCGACGAGTTCCAGGGGCACGAATGGGGGCTCCCATGGCCCGAGTAGCCGCCCGCATCGCCTCCGACCTCGTCGCGGCCGAATTGGGGCTGGATCGGTTCGACCTGCGCACCCGCCCGTTCGACGGCTACGTGCGCTGTGCCCGAGGGCTGGTCGCCGACGGCCTGCGCTATCAGCGCCTCATCACTCGTCTGCGAGCCCTACGCGCCGAAATCACGGAGCACGCCCATGCCGCTTGAACCCCTTTTCGGCACCGCTGCCGTTCTGATCCTCGTTGCCTTTGTCGCGGGGTGGCTATGCGCCCGCGACCTCTACGCCCGCCGGCGCCGTCGCGATGTCCGCAGCGACACGCCGATTTCGATCCCGCTCCCCTGAGAGGAACCAATCGTGTCCCATCCCCGCTACTACATCGGCGGCGCCAACATCGCCGGCATCCTCGGTGTGTCGCCCTTCCGCACCCCGCTCGACGAGTACCACACGATCATCGGCGACGCGCCGGATCTCGACGAGCAGACCAAGCTCTTCTTCAAGCGCCGCAAGGCCCTGGAACCCTTCGCCGCGGCCGTGCTCGAGGAGCGCGGCTTCGCCGTCATCGATCAGAATCGCCGCATCGAGCACGAGCAGTTCCCGTACTTCAAAGCCGAACTCGATGCTGAGGTGCTGACGCGCACCGGCGACATCCTCGCGAACAGCGAGTTCAAGTCCGTGCACCCCATGGCGTCGAAGGAATGGGGCTTCGACGGAGATCCCGAGGGCGCCCCGACCTACGTCACTGCCCAGGCGCAGTGGGGTCTGGGTCTGTCGGAACGGCACTACGGCTTCATTGTTGCCGTGATCGGCTTCGATGAGCACCGCGTCTACCCGATCGAGGCAGCTGCTGACGTCATCGGCAAGATGCAGGAACGTGCCCACCAGTTCTGGGCCGAGCACATCCTGCGGAAGTCGCCGCCACCGCCGTCGACCGTCGACGACATCCTGCGCTGGATCGAACCGGACCCAACCAAGGTGCTCGAGGCCTCCGACGTCGATCTCGTCCACGTCGTCGACGAGTACCTGATCGCCAGGGAGAAGAGCGCGGCCGCTGACAAGCACCACGACGCGCTCAAGGCGCGGATCCAGATGGCAATGGCCGACGCCACCACCCTCACCGTCCACGGGAAGCCGGTCATCACCTGGAAGAAGGCCAAGGACGGCAGCAAAACCGACTGGGAGTCGGTCGCGGCCTCCGCCGGGGCCGTGGATCCCGAAGTCATCAAGCGACACAGCAAGACGGTCGCCGGCGTCCGCCGGTTCCTCACCAAATAGAACCAGCAGATCAGCAGAGGTACATCCCAATGAGCACGAACGCACTACGCGATGCCGCCAACGCCCCCAGGGGCGGAGCCGTCGCCACCATCATCGACATCCTGCGGTCCGACAAGGTCAAGAAGGGTCTCCAGGGCGTCGCGACCCGCTATCTCACTCACGAGCGGATGCTGCGCCTCGCCGTGAACGCGGTGGCGCGCACGCCCAACCTGCAGCGCTGCAACCCCCAGAGCGTGCTGGGCGCCATCATGACGTCCACGGCGCTGGGGCTCGAGCCCAACACCGTCGAGGGGCAGGCCTACCTGATCCCCTACAAGCGGCGCGCCCAGGTAGACGGCAACTGGATCGACGTCTACGACTGCCAGTTCCAGATCGGGTACCGCGGCTACATCACGCTGGCCCACCGCCTGCCCGGCCTGACGAAGTTCCAGAGCGAGGCCATCCACGACGGCGATCGCTTCGAACATCAACTCGGCACCGAGACGTTCCTGCGCTACGCCAAGGCGCTCAAGGACCGCGGCGAGCTCATCGGCGCGTTCTGCTACAGCGAGATCTCGGGTGGCGAGGCCGCCACCATCCTGCCGCTCGACGAGATCCTCAAGATCCGCGGCCGCTCCGAAACCCACAAGGTCCTGCAGACGCGCGAGCGTGAGGCCCGCACCGCATTCGAACGTGCCGGCGAGAACCCCTCGAAGCAGATCCTCCGCGACTTCGACCAGGCCGTGGCCAAGTTGGCCGACACGCCCTGGGAGTTGTGGGAGGACGACATGGCGGCGAAGTCCGCGATCAAGAAGCACTGCAAGAAGCTGCCCAAGGCCATGGGTGCCGAAGGCAGCGCCCTCGGCATCGCGGCCGAGATCGACGGGGACTCCGCGAAGCTCATCGACATCGGGGCCATGGCGGATCCCGACATGGCCAAGGCTGTGGTCGACGGCGAGGAACCGATCCCGCAGGGCAACGAGGCGGTCACGCACGAGCCCGGCGAGAAGCTCGACCTCCCCATCAACACCAAGGAGCGCGAGAAGGTCCCCGCGAACGAGCAGAAGGCGCAGGAGCAGGCGCCGCTGAAGGCTGTGGACACGTCCGACCTCGGCGGCATGAACGTGGAGTGACGCCATGCGCCTGAACCGGATCCAAGCCCGCAACTTCATCGGCGCCCGCGACGTCGACATCGCGATCCCCACGCCCATCGCCGTGATCGCTGGCGAGAACGACGCCGGCAAGTCCAGCATCTTCGAAGCCGTTGCCCTGGCGATGACGGGCGAGATGGCGCGCGTCTCGCTCAAGAAGGACTACGGCCAGGTCGTCACCGATGGCGCCAAGGACGGCCAGGTCGTCGTGGACTCCACGATCGGGACGTGCTCGTTCCAGGTTCCGTCGGGGACCTGGGGGGAGAAGCTCACCGACGAGGGCAAGGCCTTCGCCCCGACGATCCGCTACGTCCTCAACGCGCAGCGGTTCGCGGCGATGGACGAGACGACGCGGCGCAAATTCCTCTTCGGCCTGATGCGCAGTGGGCTCAGCGCCGACGTCGTCGCGGCCCGCTTGAAGCGCCGCGACGGTGTCGCCGAGACCATGGTTGCCGAGATCCTGCCCACGCTGCAGCGCGAGGGCTTCGAGGCAGCTTCAAAGGAGGCCGCGCGTCGCGCCACCGTGAGCAAGGGCGCCTGGCAGGAGGTCACCGGGGAGAAGTGGGGCCCTCAGAAGGCGCAGGGCTGGCGCGCAGAAGTCCCCGACTACGACGCCGCCGGTTTCGAGCGTGACGAAGCCAAGCTCACCAGCGCCAAGGCCGAGCTCGATGCAGCCACGCAGGAGCTCGGCCGGCTCGCCGGCCTGCAGGAGGCCGCGCGCAGCCGCGACGCACGAATCACCGAACTCGACCTGCGCGTCCAGAAGCGGACCGAGGCCGTGAACGGGGTCCAGAAGTGCGAGGACGAGGTCTCATTCCGTCGCGACGATCTCGCCGCCGCGCAGAAGCGTCTCGAAGAGATCGTGAGCGAGGCTCCCGCCGCCGGGCCCGCCGCACGCAAGGGGGCGACGAAGCCAACGCCGGCCGCACCGCGCCGGGGCGAACCTCCGGCCATCCTGGTCGACGCAATCGGCGTCGTCCGCGGGATCTACGAGGTCGCATCGGAATCCGAAGGCATTGCCGGCGCCGACGGTACCGTGACGCCCTGGGCGAATGTCCCGTTCTACGACATGGCCGTCGACCTGCTGGTGGCGTTCAACAGGCAGTTCCCGGACTACGCCTCGCCGGACCACGCGCAGGATGATCCCACGCCGGACCTGCCGGCCACGGACGCCGCGGTCCAGGCCGCGCGGGACGAGGCCTCGCGCAGGGTCCGGGAGCTCGACGGCAAGCTCAAGGCGGCCGAGGAGGAGTTGCAGAAGGCACGCCAGCGCGTCTCCGCGCTCAATGCAGATGCGGAGCAGCTTGCAGCGTTGCGCAAGGAGCGGGCCGAGAACGTACCGACCTCCGAGCAGGTCGACGGCCACCGCAACGAGATGGCTGAGATCCGTGGCCGCATCGCGGCGCTGGAGACCAGCACCGCCGACGCTCGCAAAGCCGCCACCGCGGCGCAGGCCGCCAAGGGACGTACCCAGCGAGCCGCGCAGCACCACGAAGCGATCGCGGGCTGGGACGCCGTGGCCAAGGCCCTGGCGCCCGATGGGATCCCGGGGGAGATCCTCGGCGAGACCCTGGCACCGCTGAACACGCACCTCAAGACGATCGCGCAGCAGTCGGACTGGCCGCTGGTGCAGATCGGCGCCGACATGAGCATCAAGATCGACGGCCGGCCATACGGGCTCTGGTCGGAGTCCGGCCGCTGGCGCGCCGACGCGGCGCTGGCCGCGATGATCGCGGCGCAGTCCGGGATCCGCTACATCGTACTCGACCGCATCGACGTCCTGTCGATCGCGAACCGCGGCAAGTTGATGCGCTGGCTCGCCACCGCCGTGCGAAGCGGGTTCCTCGACGGGGCCCTGCTGTTGGGCACCCTCAAGGCAGAGCCGGCCGGGCTGCCGACGGCCACCTTCACCACGGCCTGGCTCGAGAAGGGTCACGTGGCCTCACAGCAGAAGGCCGCGTGATGCCTACCACCATCAAACAGCGGACGGAGATCGAGGATCTCCACGGCAAGCGAGGCCTGCTGGATCGCTACGCGCAGTCCTGGGAACGCGAGCTCTCCCGCACCGACCTCACTCCGAAGCAGCGCGCCCAGATCGCCCGGGACCTCGACACGCTGCGCGGCATCGACGAGGACATGCTGCGGGCCGAGAAACTCCTGCAGCGCCACAAGACCTCCGACAACCCGGAGCTGCGCGATCGGATCGTGCAGTACATCGCCGACAGCGAGGGCGCCGAGGTGACGCTTGGCGAACTCTGCAGCCACTTCGGCGCCAGCCAGGACCGCATGCGCGGTCTCCTCAGACCGCTGCGTGCCAGCGGCCACGTCCATCAGCGCGGCAAGGGATACGTGCTCGGGAAGCCCCTCACGGGCGTCCTCGGCGCCGTCGCGCGTGCCATCGGGAGCATTTCGTGAAGATCGTCGACGCGCGGTACAGGGTCATCGACACCGAGACCACCGACAAGGAACCCACTGTCGCCAAGCTCATCGAGGTGGCCTGGCGAGAAGTCGACTACCAGGGCGCCGTCTACGAGCGCTTCCAGGAACTCTGCGACCCCGGCGTGCCGATCCCGCCGACGGCGTCCGCAGTGCATCACATCGTCGACGCCGACGTCCGCGGTGCCTTCCCGGCTGAGAACCTGATCGAGTTCGTCAAGGAAAAAGCCCGGCTGGTGGACTGCTGGGTCGCGCACAACGCGCCGTACGACTCCACCGTGCTGCAGGTCGCCGATCGGCCCTGGCTGTGCACCCACCGTCTCGCCAAGCACCTCTGGCCGGAGATCGAGAACCACTCTAACCAGGTGATCCGGTACACGCTCAAGTTGAAGCCGGATATCAGCGCCGACGCGCCGGCCCATCGTGCTGCCAACGACGTCGCGGTAACCGCCGAGATCCTGCGCACCGCGCTGCCCTTGGTGTTCAAGAAGTGGCCCGGCATCGAGACGATCGAGCAGCTCATCGCGAAGGTGAACGCGCCCTGCGTGCTGCACCGCATCCCCTTTGCCGGCCACGGCTATCCGCTGTTCACCGAGGCCGAGGACGGTCTGCTGCGCTGGATCATCAACAAGCAGGCCGGCGGTGAGGACTGCATCTACACCGCCGAGCACGAGCTCGAGCGCCGCGAAGAGGCGGCGGCGGCCGGCCAAGGCTTCGGCCTGATGCCGTGGGAAGAGGACGAAGAGGAGGAACGGACCCAGACGAAGCGCGACGACCGCACCGCGGACATGTTCGACGGGGAGCGAGGCTGACATGAGCATCGTCCCCATTCGTCACGGGCACTTGTTCTGCGGTCTCGGTGGCGGCTCCCGCGGCTTTCAGCGCGCCGGAGCGCGCGTCGGGCAGATGGAGGCCCGCATGGAGTGCGTCGGCGGGGAGGTGATGCCGTGTCGCTGATCCTCACCCCCGATATGCAAGCCCGCGCCGTGGCGCTCGCCGACTCGTACTGCGAGGACTTCGTCCGCGACAACGGCGTGCCCGATAGCTGCGACAGCTACGGCCTCTGCGACGTGAACGGTCGCGAGGTCCGCACGCTCGCTGAGACGTCGCCGCACTTCCAGGAAGCCGCGCAATGGCTGATCGATCGCGGTCTTGCCGAGATCGTAAAGGACGACGACGGCGAGCTGATCTATCTCAGGGACGGCAAGGAGGGCGCGACGTGACCGCGCAAGCCGACAAGGTGCGCGCCCGGAAGGCGCTAAACCACGCCATCGCCGCCGGCAAGGTGATTCCGCAGCCGTGCGAGCGGTGCAGCGCGCCAAAGGCGCAGGGCCACCATCCGGACTACAGCAAGCCGCTCGTGGTCGAGTGGCTGTGCCCGAAGTGCCACAGCCAACTGCACAACCAGAAGCACCCGCTGACGCAGCGCTGCGCGGTCTGCGACGGCGAGTTCACGCCAGCGCCGACAAAGCGCGCGCGCAAGCTGACCTGCTCCGACGCCTGCCACCGCCGGCGCGAGCACCAGCAGCACCAGCGCCTGCCGCTGGAAACCATGCGGACGATCTACCGCCGCGTGCGCGCTGGCGAAAAGGCTACCGCCCTCGCCGCCGAGTACGGCGTCGACCGCACGCGCATCAGCCAGATCGGCCTCGGCAAGGCCTCCCGCATTCAGGAGGTGAACGATGCGATCGCAGCCTGATGTCCGCTTCTTCACGGGCCTGCACCAGCCCAGCGATGCGCGGCACTTCGATGCCGCCTTCATCTCAGTGAATCGGCTGCGGTCGCGCCGCTCGCCGCTGGTGGCGCACGACTGGATCATGGATTCCGGCGCCTTCACCGAGATCAGCACGCACGGCCACTACCGGCACAGCGTCGCCGAGTACGCGTCCGAGATCCGTCGCTGGGCCAGCAACGGCAGCGGACGTCTGCTCGCCGCGGTGGCGCAGGACTGGATGTGCGAGCCCTTCATCGTCGCCAAGACCGGCCTGAGCGTAGCCGAGCATCAGCGACTGACGATCGAGCGATACGACGAACTGCTCGCGCACGACACCGGCGTCTACATTCTGCCGGTGCTGCAGGGCTTCGCGCCTGAGGACTACGTCCGCCACATCGAGGCCTACGGTCCGCGCCTGACGATCGGCCAGTGGGTGGGTGTCGGGAGCATCTGCAAGCGCAACGGCACGCCGGACCAGGTCGCGGCCGTGCTCGTGGCCATCAAGCGGGCACGCCCTGACCTGCAGCTGCACGGCTTCGGCCTCAAGACCACGGCGTTGGCCCACCCGCTGGTGCGGTCGCTGCTCTACACCGCCGATTCGATGGCTTGGAGCTTCGCGGCCCGTCGCGAGGGGCGAAACCCGAACGACTGGCGCGAGGCGGTGAGTTGGGCCGAGGCGATTACGAAGGGCCCGATCCAGACGGTGCTGGATCTGCTGCGCGACGCCGCTCAGGCGATCGGCTCCGTCATGGCTCGCACGCTCCTCCTGGAGCTGGCCGGCGAGACGTTCCTGCTGAGCTCGGAGCCGATCTGGGTGCGCGAGCAGATTGCGGCGATCCAGTGCGGAGCCGCATCGTGAAACCCGACAGCGAATGGGGGCACACCGATAACCCAGCGCGCATCGCCGCCGCGCGTGCGTTCCGCGAGGCGATGGCGGCCGACGGATGGGATTGCGTGGCCGGCGACGGAGGCCGCGGCCCGCGTACCGTCGAGGCTTACGCGCACCTGAGGCGGGACGGCTGGGTGGCGCACGTCATGGCCGACATCTACCCGCCTGGCAAGAAGTGGTACGGCCAAGCCAGCGTACACATCTGGGCTCCGGATCGACTCGACATCAAGCCGCCGGACATCTACCCGGGCTTCGAGAAGCTGCAGGCGCTGATCCGCCACTGCAACTACTGCGATCGGGACGACGTCGACACCGAGCGCGTGAGTTTCGCCGGGAGATGCTGCGCCCAATGCCTTTCAGCAGAGCGAGATCGGCTCGAGTACCCGGGTTGGACCGAATGACCGCCGCTGATCTCACCCGCGCCGCTGAGATCCTCGGCATCCACGCCAGGACGCTGCGCGACAGCTACACGATGCCGCCGGAGAGCGGGAGCACGCGCCGCCGCTGGCACGAGGACGATGCCGCCTACAAACGCGAGCACGACGACGCGGTGCACATGGCGCGCGGGCTGCGGCGGCTCGCGAAGGAGGCGCGCTGATGGGCCAGACCTACCGGTTCAACGGTCGCGGCATGGAGCCGGAGCCATCGCCGCAGCAGCGTCAGTACCTGGCGTCCGAGGACTGCGACGGCGCGCTTGCCAATCGCTGCCCGTACTGCGGCAAGCAAACGGCCACCGCGGTCATTCGGACCTGCTACGACGCTGGCTGGACGGCGCCGTTGAACGATCAACAGAAGGACCGATCCGGAGACTTCTGGGCCCAATGGGTTGACATCCCGTTTCGGCTCACCGACGCCGGCCGGAGGTTGGTGAACTACTACCGCGATCGCCGCGCGCTGTCTCGCGTGCTCGGCGTCGCTGATGGGCCGCGGCTGTCGCGCCTCATGGTCGAGGAGGACTGATGCCCTGCACCCACATCAACCTCGGCAACGGCGCCCACGCGATCGTCTGCCAGTCGAAACCGCGCCGGAAGCGTTGCTCCGTCTGCGGCGAGATCAACGCAGATCGGCAGTGCGACTGGAAGCTCCCCGACCTCTTCATGCAGTGCGCGGATGGCCGTGCCGTGCCGGCTACCTGCGACGCCTACCTCTGCGGCTACTGCACCTACCAGCCGGCGCCAGGAAAGGACCTCTGTCCGGAGCACCGTGCTGACTGGGACCGGCATCCGAAGAACACCAACGGGGCCACGCCGTGAAGCCCGCCGCCATCTTCGACGCGCTCACGTCGCAGCAGTGCGAGGAACTCAGCGAGCGATTCGTGCACGCCATGGCCGGCCAGGTCGGAGGCCTCCACGGCGGTACCGTCACCGCGGCCTTGCTCACCGAACTTTGGCAGGACGTCGAGCGCTGGACGACACCGAAAGCCAAACCGAAGCCGCCGGTCCGCCTGGTGCGCGACAGCACGAGGAGTCCCCCGCTGTGAACACTCCCTTCATCGATGCCGTGCGCGACTACTCCGTGCGCTGCAAGTCCGAGGGTCACCCGACAAAGTTGACGCTGGGATCCGACGCGATGCGCGCGCTCGAGCGAGAGCTAGCAGCTGCCGGCATCACGATGAAGCGCATCGAGCGTCCCAGCAGCCGCGCCGAACCGGTGCCCACGCTGTTCGGCATCGAGATCATCGAGGCGCCTCCTCGGGATCAATCACCGCGACGCCGGCTCGGCGTCCCCTCCTACAGCGACATCATCGAGGCCATCCTGCGATGAACGAGATCCCGACAGTTCGCTATCCCTATCCGCGCAGCCTCGACTGGGCAGCGTTGCGGTTCGTCGACATCCCGGACTCCGAAGAAAGGTCCAAGGTCTATCTGCGCCGCTTCATCGTGCTCAAGACCCCGGTGTGCGGGCTCTACGTCCACTGGATCTACACCACCGACGTCAACCGGCACCCCCACGATCATCCGATGAAGTTCTGCTCGTTCGTCTGGCTCGGCGGCTACGTCGAGGCGATCTATCGCCTGTTCAAAGGGGTTCGCGAGTACCTCGGGAAGAGGATGCACCTTGAAGGCTCGTTCCACGTGATGGACCACGGCACCTTCCACCGCATCACACACCTCTTCCGCGTGCCCACTGTGACGGTGGTCGCGTGGTGGAATCCCATCCCAGACTGGGGCTACCTGCGTCCCGATGGACGCTTCCGCAGCGCGAAACGAAGCGACGGGAGAATCTCGGAGCGGGCCACTTCGACGACGGACCACGCGCGATGAAGGTCCAATCTCTCCTGAAACCGCTGGCGCCGCTGGACGGCGACGGCACCTGGGTCGAAGCCTCACAACTCGCGGGCGCCGTCGCAGACGGCCGCATCAATCGCTGCTTCTTCTTCCCGAAGAGCGCCGTCTACGTGATCTCGACGCTGGAGCGCGCCGAGAAGCCGCGCATCGACCGCGGTCTCGAGTACCACATCGCCATCGCCCGCGAAGGACACCGCGGCAGGCTCCGGCGCGCGACGTCACAGCAGATCGCCAAGACACTCGCCGCGTTCGGTGCCAGCGGCGCCGACGAGGTCCAGGTCGAGCCTGGCGATCCGGTCCGCCACTACTGGATGCCAATCGCTGACCACGCCGGGACGGCGCTGGGCCCGGCGTCGGCTCCCAAGATCATCGTTCCAGGAGAACGCCGTGGCTAACTACATCGTCACGCTGATGATGGAGGCCCCGATCAAGCCGCGGAAGGACGGCGTCGACGGGATCAACGTGCGCAAGACCGTCAACCTGCCCTATCTGCCGCGGGTCGGTGACCGGCTGGCCATGGGCGCCGGCGGCGACTTCATCACGGTCGACGAACTGCTCTTCTATCCGCCTGACCGGTTCGAAGTCTGGTGCGAGCAGCATGAGTTCGCGTTCCACCCGAAGCACACCAAGCAGTTGCAGCGCGAGGGCTGGGAGGAGTTCGAATGAGCGCCCAGACCGGCATCAGCTGGTGCGACAGCACCTTCAACCCGTGGATAGGCTGCACGAAGGTCTCGCCGGCATGCGACCACTGCTACGCCGAGCGCGACATGGCGATCCGCCGCAGGCGCGTCGAGTGGGGCGCGGGCAAGCCGCGATCGCGCACCAGCGCGGCGAACTGGAAGCTGCCAGAGCGGTGGAATCGGCGGCGTTACGGGCAGTGCCCGCGCTGCGGATGGCGTGGCGAGTACGTACCGCCGCCGCAGGGCATTGCTGGCTGTCCAGACTGCACCGAGGCCGAGGTCAGTGTGATGATCGAGGCGGCCCGCCGCCGCGTGTTCTCGTCCTCTCTCGCCGACTGGCTCGACAACGAGGTCCCGATCGAGTGGCTGGCCGACCTGCTCGACACGATTCGGCGGACACCGAATCTCGACTGGCTGCTGCTCACGAAGAGAATCGGGAACCTGCGCCCGCGGCTCTCCTCGGCGGCCTCCTCGCTGCTCAATCCGATGCTCGGGCCCGATTTCTCGCACGCACTGCGGGATTGGCTCTCCGATTGGCTCGATGGCAATCCGCCGCCGAACGTCTGGCTCGGCGCCACCGTGGTGAACCAGGAGGAGGTCGATCGCGACGCGCCGAAGTTGCTTGGCGTGCCGGCGGCGGTGCGGTTCCTGAGCGTCGAGCCGATGCTGGGTCCGATCAATCTGTCGATGTGGCGTGATCGCGTGGAGTTTCCGAGCGAACTCCACTGGGTCATCCCCGGCTTCGAATCCGGTCCGCGCGCGCGTCCTGGCCACGTCGAGTGGATCCGCTCGCTGGTCCAGCAGTGCAAGGCCGCCGGTGTCGCCGTGCACGTCAAGCAGCTGGGCAAGGCGGTGCACGACGACGGCATGTCCGGGCCGGGCGAGCACTGGCCCACAGAACGGCGCGTCGACACCGGGCGCGGCCACTTCACGGTGACCCTCAAGGACCCCAAGGGCGGCGACGTCAGTGAGTGGCCAGAGGACCTGCGCGTCCAAGAATTCCCGAGGAACACGGCATGACCGATCTCACGCGGTACCCCCTTTGTTGGCCCGCGGACTGGAAGCGCACGCCCGGATACCAGCGCAAAAGCCCGAACTTCGGCAAGAACGAGCGCAGGTACTCCAGCGACGGCAGCCATTCCTGGAATCAAAAGAAGGCCCTCACGGCCGCCGACGCCGCCGCGCGCGTCGTCGAAGAACTGGAACGTCTCCGGATCAAGCGCGACGACATGCTGATCTCGACAAACGTTCGCACGCGCATCGACGGCCAGCCTCGCTCCGACGAGCCACCGAAGGACGGTGACCCCGGCGTCGCCGTCTACTGGGAGACCAAGAGCGGCGAGCGCCGCTGCATGGCGATCGACGCCTACAACACGGTGGCCGGCAATATCGCAGCCGTCGCGGCCACGCTCGAGGCCCTGCGCGCTGTCGAACGCCACGGGGGTGCTGCGATTCTCGATCGCGCATTCACCGGCTTCACGGCACTACCGGCACCTGGGCAGGAGGCGTTCTCCTGGCGCGACGTGCTCGGCGTCGACCGCAACGAGAGGGACGTCGCACGCATCACCGCGCAGTACCGGCGCGTTCGTTCCGAAGCCCACCCGGACCGTCCTCACGGAAGTGCGGAAAGGTTCAATGCCATCGAGCAGGCCTGGGAGCAGGCGCAGAAGGAGATCGGACGATGAAGGCCACCGCAACAATCGTTGACCCCGAGAAGGTGCAACTGACCATCGCGCTCACGATGACGGTCGGACAATGGAAAGAGCTAATGGCCAAGTTGCCATCCGAATACCCAGCGTGGAAGTTCAGCGCGTTGGTCCGTGAAGTTCTCGGAAAAAGCCTCGGCCAGGTCCAGCAGTCCCATCAGGCCGAACAATGAGCGCCTCGAAACCGATCGCTGAGAGGAAGCCTCTCACCGACTGGGTCCCGGTGCCGCGCTGGGTCCTGCGTGAGCTCGCCGGCACCGATGCCTCGCTCGAGGCCAACCTCAAGGTGTGGGCCGTCGAGGGCCCCGTGCTGGCGTGGCCGGAGGACCTCAAGCCGCGCACCGCCGAGGCACTCGCCTACACCGGCCCGCCGTGGTGCTGCGAGAACGGTGAGCGGCTAAGCGTTCGGGTGTGCCCGAAGTGCCTGGCCTGGTGGAACTCTATCCCCAGTGATCGGACGTGCCGGTGCATCGAGCCGGAATGGACCGGAGAAGGAGATGGCGCCGTTCGTTGCGCGAAGTGCGGTAGATCAGACTGAGGAGATGACCATGAAGAACCCCTGCCCGATCCCCTCCTGCGAAGGCTCCCCGCGCGACGGCGAACTGCTTTGCTTGCGGCATTGGAGGATGGTGCCGAGCAAGGTCAAGGCCTCGCTGTGGACCGCGTGGCGCGCGATCCGCTTCACCACCGGAAAGAGCCCGCTCGAGCGCCAGGCCGACATCAAGGAGTACCGCGCCATCCGCGACCAGGTCATCAAGGCCGTGGTCGACGCCGAATCGCCCGTGATCGCGGAAACCGAGAACAGCAGAGCAGCAGCCCAGCAGCCCTTGTGACCGTTCGTATCCTCACCGGCGATTGCCGCGATGTCCTCCCCACGCTCGCCGATGAGAGCGTGCAGTGCGTGGTCACGAGCCCGCCGTACTGGGGTCTCCGCGACTACGGCACCGCGAGTTGGATCGGCGGTGACCCGAATTGCGAGCACCTCGCGCCGCTTCCTGGCGGTACCACGAACTCGCGGCTCGGCGACTACGCCAACGGCATGACCGACGCCACGATCCACGCCAACGTCGCGGCGCGGCGCCAGCAGTTCCGGACACGCTGTCGCCGCTGCGGTGCCGAGCGCGTCGACAGACAGATCGGGCTCGAGGACACCCCCGAGGAATACCTGACCACGATGGTCGGCATCTTCCGCGAGGTCCGTCGAGTACTCCGGCGCGACGGCACCCTGTGGCTGAACATGGGTGACTGCTACGCGTCCGACGGCGGCCGCGGCGCTGGCGGCAACCAGGGCCGCCTCCATCGCGCCTATCAGCAGGAGAACCCGCGCGCCGGCCGCGCCAGGCCCAGCGACGTCATCAAGCCGAAGGACCTCGTCGGCATGCCCTGGATGTTGGCCTTCGCGCTGCGCGCCGATGGCTGGTTCCTGCGGCGTGACCACATCTGGTCGAAACCGAACCCGATGCCGGAGAGCGTGCGCGATCGCTGCACCACGGCGCACGAGTACATCTTCATGCTGACGAAGTCGGGCAGGCCGACGATCTGGCGCGCCAAGGACACCCTGGAGTGGTCGACGACGCCGGATCTCAAGCAGCGTCTCCCGGGCCGCAAGCCCGGTACCACGGTGCGCCGCTGGCGCGAGTTCGACTACTACTTCGACGCTGAGGCCATCAAGGAAGAGGCCTCCGAGAACACGCATCCCCGCGTCGGCGGCACCGGTGTCGGCTTCGGCCACGGATTCGACGCGAATACGAAGCCGCGGTACCGGCACCCCGCAGGCTGGGAGAGTGGCGAAGGCCGCAACCACCGCGCGCTGCAGGGCCGCTACAACGGTGTCGGCCCGAAGAGCGTGGCGCGCGGCGCGCAGGATCTCCGCACGTCCGATGCCTTTGGCCGTGGCGCCGGCTGGCGCAACAAGCAGAACAGCAGCTTCCAGGAAGCGACGTCGGGCGACGTCCTGCAGTGGCGGAACAAACGCTCCGTGTGGGAGATCCCGACGTCGCCGTTCAAGGGCGCCCACTTCGCGACGTTCCCGCCGGCCCTGGCCGAGATCTGCATCAAAGCAGGCTCGCCGCGTGGTGGCGTCGTACTGGACCCCTTCGGCGGCTCCGGCACCGTAGGCCTCGTCGCGGACCGTCTCCAGCGCGACGCTGTCCTGCTCGAGCTAAGCCCGACCTACGCGGCGATGGCGCGCCGGCGCATCACCGACGAGGCGCCGCTGCTGGTGGAGGCCACCCATGGCTGACGACGACCCCTCGCCGGTCACGGCCACGGACGACCAGGTGCTCGCCTACGACGGTGCCGGCGCGGCCCGGCTACTCGGGATCTCGGAGCGAACCTTACGTAGACTGGTCGACGCCGGCCTGGTCCGGAGGTCCAAGGTGCTGGGATGCGTGAGATATGCCCGCGCCGAGTTACTCCGGTACCTGGCCACGACGACCCAAGAACCTGCACCGGGACCCGCGTCATGCCATACCGCAACCAAGGCTCCGACATCTACTGGATCAGCTACACGGACGCGTGCGGTCGGCGAACTCGCGAATCTTCTGGCACAAAGGACAAGCGGGAAGCTCAGGCACTTGAGGCCAGTCGAAAGGCCGAGGTCCGCCGGATAACGAAGTTCGGAGAGAAACCCGACAGGCTCTTCGACGAGGTCCTGTCGACCTACCTCAAGGCCACCACGGCGAAGCGCAGCCACGACAGGGACCTCCAGGTCGGCGTCCACCTCGTCTCCCATTTCTCGGGCCGCGGGATCTCCACCATCACCGCCGCCGACATCCAGGCCTACAAGGAGGCGCGCAAGGCCTTCGTGGACCGCCGCGGGGTCCATAGGCCCGCCAACGACCTCACGATCTCGAAAGAGCTGCTGCTGCTCTCCGGGGCGATCCGGTACTGCAACAAGATGCTGGACTGGGGGCTCCCCAACCCGATCGCCGGCCGGGCCCCGCAGCCGAAGCGACGAGGGACGCCGCGCTGGTTGACGCCGGAAGAGGTGCAGGCGCTCCTGCAGGCCACCCTGCGCATCTACAGGGCCCCCGAGCTCCCGGACTTCATCGAGCTCGGCCTGGCCACCGGCATGCGCAAGGACGAGATCCTGGGGCTCGAGTGGAGGCGCGTCAGCGAGTCCGCGCGCATGATCTGGTTCGAGGGTGACGACTCCAAGAGCGGAGAGTCGCAGTCGATCCCCCTCAACGGCACCGCGCTCGCCGTGCTGCGACGGCGCCGCGCCTGGGCGCGGAAGAACGGCTTCGAGACGTCGCCATGGGTGTTCCCGAGCCGGAAGGGCGCCGACGGCGGCAGGGTGCTCAGGATCAACCGTTCCTTCGCCTCGGCCTGCAAGATCGCCGGGATCAAGGGTGCCACCCCCCACACCCTGCGCCACACCTTCACGTCCTGGATGGTCCAGGCTGGCGAGGACCTCAGAAAGGTCGCCGACCTCCTGCGCCACGAGGACATCCGGACCACGATGCTCTACGCCCACCTCGCGCCGAAGAAGGGCACCGAGTCCGAGGCCATCGACAAGGTTTTCCTGCGCCTCGCCACCGCGGCGTGAGTCAAGGTTTGGTCAAGATCCGGGGATTGGCTGCGCGGACACCCCGGTAACTTGCTGAAATGGTGGATGGTACAGGGATCGAACCTGTGGCCCCCGCCGTGTGAAATCTGGTGTCGGCCAGGGTGTCAGTCAAATCAATCGCTTGCTGGCCACGTTTGGACTGGAGTTGGCCAGGATTGGCCAGGATTGGCCAGGAATCGCCGACAGGACGTCAAGGTTTGGTCAAGATGACCCGCATCTGCGGTTGTGGATGGTCCACGCAGATCAGCAGAGATGGTCTCCCCTACGTTGACTGACCAACGTGCACCCGTAACCCTATCGACAGGTCAACAACAAAAGGGGGTCCAGGCTATGGCACCTGGAACTGGCAAGAGCACCAGAGGAAAGGCGCGCGGCGCGGCGCGCGGGGCCGTAGCGGCGATTCCGCGGCGAGGTTCGAAGCCGGCACCACCACCCCCGAAGGCAGACCTGACCCACGTGCACCTCCATGTGGATAGGGCCCTGCATATGAAGGTGAAAGTCTATGCCGTCACCTACCAGATCAGCATGCAGGATCTCGCCATCGAAGGGCTTACCGACCTGCTGGCCAAGGACCCCGATCTTGGTGAGGTCGATCCGAAGAAGCCAAAGGACGTCGCCGTCCACTTCGCGGTCCCATCGGATCTCCACAAGAAGGCCAGGGTATTCGCCGCGCTGCGCGAAGTGACCCTGCGCCACCTCATCATCCGGGGGTTGCAGCTGCGCCTCGAAAAGGGGAAGGGCTAGCCCCTACGAGATGGATTTCAGAGGACGTCCACGAACTGGAACTGGAGACGGTTCCCGCGATTCATCCCGATGTTGAGCAGGTACGTGGCCGGGACGGGGCCCAGCAGACGCTCCACCGTGTAGCGGTCCCTCTGCTGGCGGAAGTAGAGGTTGCCGGACCGGATGTAGGCCAGGATGACGTCGGAGGCGGACTCCTGCGTGACGCGCTTGTCGTCGTAGCAGAGCCTCGGATTCTGGATCCCGGCGTCCAAGGTGGTCTCCACCATGGCGTTCGCGACGGGATCGAACCAGCGCAGGTACTTCTCTCCGCCCTGCACCCAGGCCAACGCGACGCGCATGTTGCGGTCGAACGACAGCGACACCTCGGTGGTCCCCGGCTTGCTCAGGGTCTGCTGGGGTCCATCGCTGTTCGCGATGACGATGTCGTCGCCGACGATCTCGGCCCACCAGTCGCGCACCAGCATGCCCTGGGTGCCGTCGTCGATCGCGACACCGCCGCGCTCGTAGTCCTTGGTCAGGGACGAGACCTGGTTGTCCGGCGACAGAAACGCAGCAGAGCGGACCTCGGACGACAGCGCGTTGTTGGGGATGGCCATCAGGGCGTCAGCGTCTTCCGCGCCCACTCCACGCGGTACTCGAGCGAGAGGGTCTTCGTGTTGTCCTTCGGTATCGCAGGTGAGAACGAGCACTGGTAGCGGCCGAGCACCTCGTTCGCCACCCCCATTCCACCGGAAAATCCGATGGCCGATATGCCCCCGGCAAGGTTCCCGGTGTTCAGGTCGAACGCGATGGTGATGTCGCGCTGCAGCGAGTTGTTCGAGTACGCCGCGGCCACCCCCGTCAGCGGAGTCGACGACGAGGTCCCCGACGGCGACGATGTGATCGCGCCGATCGCCCCGTTGTACGCCGTCGAGTGGCGAGGAGAAGAGCCAACCGCCGCGGCGATTTCCGAAGCCCACATGTTCCCGTTCGTCACGCTCGCCGCGCGCATCACGCAGGTGTACTCGACCCCGCTGATCGTGATGTTGAACTCCCCGTCGACCGTCGGCGGATAGGTGCGGAGCTCATAGGTCACATCGAGGAACTCGTCGCCGAGTACCGTGATCGTGGTGGGGTCACCCTCACCATCGAGAATCAAGGCGCGGGACCACAGGGCTGCGCCGGACGTGGCCCAGCCCACCCCTACCTCGGCAAGGTTGCCTGCCGCGGCGCCGGCGCCGAATCGAAACGTCCTCTGCTGGTAGCCGTAGTACGGCGCGCTGCCCTGCGCACCGAGGTTCGATGCTTGAATAGTGCTAGTTCCAGCGACGCGGGACTGGAGTTGCGTGTCCGATTCGGTTGGCGTCGCCGAGCCGGTGCCGACCTGGCACGCCGTGATGATCGCGCCGGTGCCCCAGCGATTGAGGCCAGCATCGAGAATGAGGTTGGGGAACCAGTCGGCGAGGAGGCGCTTGGTCCCATCGAGCCGCACCGCCTCGATCTTGAACCGACCCGCGACATGCCCACGCGGCATTTCGATCCCGCGCCTCAGGAGGAGTAGCGACTTTTTCGGAACATGAATCATGACGAGAGCACTCCACCAAGTAGGACAGCTTGAGAGGCCTCGACGGCCTCATCGGGATAGTTCTGGTAGACGATGAGCTTGGCCTGCAGGGACCCCTCGAGGAGAACGGCCTGGGCGGCGTCGACAGCCTCGTCCGGGACTTCGTACTGAAGCAGCACGACGTCGAGCTCGCCGCCGAGAAGTTCGGCCTGCGAGGCGTCCACGGCCTCGTCCTCCATCACGTACTGGATCAGCACGGGGCGGAGTTCGCCATCGATCAGGACGGCCTGCACCGCGTCCACCGCGTCCATCGGCGAGGTGAGGTGGACCACCTTCTGGACCGATGCCTGCAGCGCATCGACGCCTTCCACCACGATGATCGGGTACGGAGGGCTCGTGAGGTTGTAGACGTCGCCGGTGATGAACGTCGAAGCCCCGCAGCCTTCGGACTCCAAGGAGCCGACGACAGCGGTGACCCGCCAGGAATAATTCGTTCCAGGCGTCAGGCTGTCGGTCTCGTACGACAGCCCAGCGACGGTGACGGTGGGGTCCTCCGGCTCCGGATCTCCGGTGGGCCAGACGTAGAGGTTGTACGACGTGGCGCCTTCCACGGCCGCCCACGTGAAGGTGACCGGCAGGAAGGGATTCGTCTCTTCGCCGAGCCCTGGGGCGATGGGATCGGGACACGGGATCAGCAGCGTGAAGATCCCGGCGGCGCACCCGTCAGAGGTGTCCTCACCGACCACGGCATCGACCTTCCAGTTGATGGTGCCGAGGCTGGTGAAACCGCTGTAGTTCAGCGTGGTGCCAGCCACCGTCTCCGTCGGCTCAACCGGCGGCGCGTCGCCATCGGCCCAGATGTAGACGTCGTAGGCGTCTGCGAACGCGACCGCATCCCACGCGAAGTCGACGGAGCCGACGAACTCGATGAGTTGCTCCGGCGCCGGCGATGTCAGATCAGGGCACGCGATTCCAGGGGTGAAGTCGAGCGCACCATTCTCGCACTCGTGGCTCTCCGCGCGTGGTGCGACATAGGTGGCGAACACCTTGTACGGCGCGTCGCGCTCGAGGTCGGTTGCGGTGGCGTACCACCCCTCGCCTTCGACGAATCCAGCTTCCAGGTACCCACTTCCAAGTTCCGGCGGATCGTCCTCGGCCGGGTAGACGTAGAAGCGAATCCCGATGACATCGAGCGGCAATTTGTCGTCCTCGGCCGCGATGAAGAACTCCGCCGAGTCGGCACCGATGAAACTGATCTCGAAGAGAGGACAGGGGTAGCGCAGCTGCTGGTGGACATAGCCGTATGGCTGTCGCTGCCCTCGCCGTCGACGACGGTCTGTCGCCCCTCCAGATTCGGGGTCGTCGATGCCGTAGTCGTCGTCGGCCATCAGGCCGGCGCCGTTGCAGGCGGTTTTGTCGGCACCAGCGCCATCGCAGGTTGGAATGGCTGCGTGGAAGGCGGCGTTGCCTGCGCGATCTGAAAGAGGCGGCTTTGGACATCGCGGAGTTCTGCCTTTACGGCGGCCAGGGCTTCCGAATCCATCCGATGCCCCTTCTCGCACTCGTCGATGCGCTTGTGAGCCCGATCCAGGCTCGCCTGGTTCTTTGCCTCATCACGCTCACGCTGTTCGCGTGCCTCTGTCCTGACAGCGGCCAGGGCCTCTTCGTGCTTGATATTGATGTCGAGCACGGTCTTGACTAATTCGGCGTTTAGCCGGTGCGCCTCCTGCTGCGCGAGCCGCTTCTCGGCACGCTCCTCGTCCAGCAGCGCCTTCGACTGGGCCATGGCCTCCTGATACGGCTTCACGTTCTCGGTCATCCAGGCGATGAGTCTGGTGTCGAGCTTGTTATTGCGCTGCGCGACGTTCCACAGGATCCACGCCGCCAGTCCAAGCGCGGAAGCCGCGAGCCCGCTGTAGGTCAGGGCCCGCACCGACCACGCCTCGTGGTCTCCGAACTCCTGCTGCGCGAACACCGCGAACGGTGCCACGATGGTGAGCAGGACGACGCCGTATAGTTGCTGCTTCATGACCTGCGGACTCCGCAGGTCTTGCGGTCGCTCACCGCGATTTCGTAGAGCTCGTCGTAGAGGGCGTCTTTTTGGAAACCGGCTCCGATAGCGTCTGCGACAAGATCGGCCCCACTCGGAACCGGTCCGGGTGGAGATGATCCGGCAGGGGTTCCAACTGCGCGCACTCCTGCACCACCCTCGGCGGTGGCTGGGGCTGAACAGAGCGCGCTCCGCACCCTGACAGAAGTACCACTGCGAAGCTCGCCACGCAGGCGATCGTTCTCGTGTTGCAACGCATCTCTGACCCTCCGGCCTTCCTGGATAATGCGATCGCGCTCCGCGCGGTCCCCGGCTTCCTTTTCCTGCCGCTGGCGTATCGCGGCGATCAACGCCTGTTCGTCGAGCCTGAGATGCTCGGTGAATTCGGCCGTGCACTTCGATGTCTTGGCCTTCGCGGTGGCGACGTCGCGCTCGAGCTTCGCGATTTGCACGTGGAGACTGGCCACGTAGAGCGCGAGCGCCGCACCAGCTGCGGCGAGAATGCCGGCGATCCACGGCAGCGCCCCGACCAGCCAGGCCCTGCCGGCGACCATGGCGGGCTTCTCCAGCAATCCATCGATCAGTTCCTTGAGCATTGTTCGCCCCTCTCAGTCGTCGAGCGCGTCGCGGAATCGATTGGCGTGGGCGACGCGTTCCGCGAGCTTTACGCCGGCGCCGTCCCCTTCCCCTTTCCAGCCGGTCCACTTCATGGTCACGGCCTTGATGTCGCCCTTTGCCGCGAGCGGGCTCATCGACCTGGATCGCCAGAACCAGCCGGCCGAGAGCGCAGCGGCCTCGGGCTGCTCGAGCAGATGCGGGGCGTCGACGAGGCGCTCGTCGCGGTAGATACCGATCGAGCAGGTCCGGTAGTTGTCGCGGCCGGTGATGTGGGGGAAGCCGCGGCCTATGAAGGCCCAGCCGTCACCGATCAGCGTGTTCCCGAGATTCTTCCGGCCCCAGCTGCGGCCGTAGATGCAGTTGGCGATCGCGGGCTGGTTGGCGGGCTGTGTGACGACCTTGCGGCCGTTCACGATCTTCTCGATCCGGCCGTATTGCGCGGCCTCGGCCTCGGTGATCCGCCCCTTGAACTTGCCCGGCAGCACACTGGCCAGGTAGTTCAGCGACTCCCGCAGCGAGGTGAAGGCGTCGGACTCCACGTAAAGCTGGCCCAGCCAGATCGATTCCTCGAGCGCGGTGTCGATGCCCCAGCTGGCAGCGGCTTCCGCCAGGGCTGGGTAGAAGGGTCTACCTGCCGGTGCCACCGAGGCGAACTGCTGCATCGTCAGGTGCACGGCTTGGCCTCCTGCTGCTCTGCTGTTCTGCTGGTCCGATCATACAACCGAGCGGGTTGGATTAGGATGCTGGCCGTGCGCATCGCCCTGCTCTTCAGCCTGTTCGCCCTGCTGATCGTCGGCACGCTGACCGTCCTTTTCGAGGAGGCGGGCTTGGCAGTAGGCGTATGCCTCTGCTGTTGGCTGGGGAAAGGGGCTCCATTCGACAGGCAGGATATCGAAGCATTGCTGGTGCTCGGAGCGATCGGCGGCATCTTGCTTTCGCTCTTCCTGTCAGTCCCGTTCCGTGACATGGCTGGCTCGTTCTACTGAGCGCCTTCGGCTTCGGCGTCGCGCACCGCTTCCATAGCTTCCTCGTTGATCCTGATCTGGATCTGGTCGATCTCAAGGCGCTTGTCCTCGGCCGACATCTCGGGATCGTTGTAGATGGCGTCGCGCTGCTTGCGCCACTTCCCGATCTTGTCCGCGGACCGATTCAGCATCTTGCGCACCGCGAGTAGCGCTTCGTAGTCGGCGACCATGCGATCTGCTGCGGCGTCATCGCCGACTTTCGACTTGTCCCTTATCGAATTGTTGACCTGTTCGGCCTTCTTCACCAACTCGTAAAGCTCTGTTTGGTACTCGGTGTTCCAGGCCGGTCCGGTACGAATGAACGACCCGATGATCGGATAGTCCTCGATGCGCCTTGTCGGTGTGACGTCACCTCGTGCCACTCGCACCATGGAGTCGGCGATCCCGAGGCAATAACTCCCAACGGTCCCGAGGTAGCCGTCCCATGCGTATTCCAGCTTCTTGGGAGACGCCCCGGTGAGCCGTCCGATCTCGACCATCGTCGGCGACGTGTGCGAACCGTATCGATCCTCTGGCAACTTCTTGAGATCTGCCATGGACTCGATCGGTCGCTGTCTGAAAGAAGAGAAATTGTTGAAGATCTCGATCGCCGGCCGAAGGGCTTGTGGACGTATGTCGAACGCCAGGGTGGTCACGATGTTGTGCCACCCGCTCTGCACGAACTCTCCGAACCGATCGTAGCCGCGCACCAGGCGATACATGCGCTCCGGGATCGTCCCGAACAGGATCCCGAGCTCGAACGGCTTCGGGACCCTGTAATGGGTGTCACCGACCCAGAAGTGCCAGTTCGCGTCCTTGTCCCACTCCTCGAGCTCTTCGTAGCGGTCTTGCCCGCTGTACGCGGCAACCAGGGCGGTGGCCGCCAAGGCCATCAGCGCACCACGCGCCGCGATGCGGGTCGCGACGAGCCCGAGCACCTTGGGATCCCGACGCGCCTCGCGCCCGAGCTTGTAGAGGCCCTGCAGTCGGGCGTTGAAGAACGGCAGCACATCGGCCATCACCTGGACCATGGCCCATTGCCCGCGCAGGCTGTAGTCCATGAGGTCCTTGCCTTCATAGAGCGAATGCGCCAGGCCCTGACCGGCGTCCTGCGCCGCCTTGAACGTCGCGATGCGGTTCGCGTTCTCGATGGCCTCCCCGATCGCCGTATACATCGAGGCGAACTTCGCTGCCGACGTCGTCAGCGTGCCCATGTAGTTGCTGATCTGCTGGTCGTTGAGCCCCTTGCGGCGGAGCGCCTTGCGCATCGCTGCGGCATTGGCCTTGGGGTCGGTGCCGTAGACGTGGCCACCGACAAAACTGGCGCCGGCGAACATCATCGAGACCAGGGCCGGATCCGCGTCCTCGGGCCGGCCGCGTGCGGTCTTCGCGATGGAGTCCAGCGTGGTCCCCGCCCCTTTCAGTGAATCGATCCCGAAGCGCATGGAGTTCTTGTCGATCATCCAGCTGTGCATCGAGTCGCGCATGAAATTGCGCAGCATGAACGCTGGATCCAGGGTGACGCCGGTCGTCAGCAGCCAGCGCATCGTGCGTCCGATATTGAGGGCGATGCCGTCCCGCGGCTTCTCCCCCACAGCGGTGAGCGCGCGCAGCAGCGCGGGCTCGTCCACGTTGAACCAGAGTTCCTTTCCGTCCCACATCACCCTGATGGCTTTGGCGCGGTCGCCTTCCTTGGCCGTGGTCATGTGCTTCGTGGTGTTCGAGATGACCCTGGCCAGCGCGTAGTTCTTCATCGAGGCGTCGACCGCCTTGGAGAGGTGCGCGAACAGGTTCTCGATGGGGTCGTTCAGCGCCAGGGCGCCGCCCTTGAGGCGCTTGATGCCGCTGGACTGGTGGCTGAGCCCGCGCTTCGTGAAGGGGCGCGTCGCATCGCCGTCCTCGTCGATTCGATAGAACGGAAGGTAGTAGGCATCCTTGCTGAACGCCTCGACCTGCTCGTCCACCAGCAGACCAGCGGACTTCATCATGCCGAGTACGTCGGTCATGAAGGCCCGCACGTTCTGGGCGACGCTCTCGAACTTCTCCTCATCGGGCCCGGCGAGGCTCTTGAGGTAGGCGATCTCCTCCAGCGTCAGATTGTTCTCGCGGTGCTGGTCGGCCAGCATGTCCGCGCGCTTCCCCACCATCCACGCAGCCCAGCGATTCAGATCGTTGCCGACCGGCGACAGGATCTCGAGGAGGCCGTGGGTACCCTCCTTCTTCTGGATGATCCCGCGGCGCATTTCCGGCGCCCCGTACAGCATCATCGCGTAGAGCACGGAGCTACCGCCGGTGCTGAGGCGCGCTGACAGGTAGCCGGACCGCGCGGGGTCGATGACTCCCTCGGCATCCTTGATCGGCTTGAACCGATCGAAGACACCGGTCTGGAAGTTGTCGATCAATTCCTCCTTGATCGTGGCCCACCGTTCCTGCCCCCAGTGCTCGAGGCGGTCCGCCAGGCTCCTGTTGTCGCGGGGCATGCCGGCCTTGCGCCAGGCCTCGTCCTCGAGCTGCTGCTGCTTGGACCCACCGCCGAGGGCGGCCTGCTGCTGGGTCGGCTTCACCGCGAACATGGGCTGCGGTCTCGCCGCTCCGGCGCGCATCTCCGGCGTGATGTCGACGGAGTGCACCTCGACCTGGCCGGCGCCCGGGCGCGGCTTCCCATCGCGGAGCATGGCCCCGGCGAAGCGCTCCGCGCTGGCATCCGTGGTGATGCGCGTCACGCCGACCTTGGTGCCCCACTTCTTGACGTACCTGCCGACCTCGTTGACGAGCTCGCGATCGTAGAACGCGCGCATCCCCTCGCCGCCGAACTTCAGATCGAGACCAGTGAGCTCCTTTTCAGGGCCACCTGGAAGCGGCTTGCCCTCGCCGTTGACGATCTTCTGGGCGAGTTCCTTGCCCAGCATTGATGCCACGTCGGCCTCGCTATATGACTTGGCTTCGTCGAAGCCTGGGACCGCGCGGCCGTTCTTATAGATGCCGATCGAGTACGTGCCGTCATCTTCGCGGGCGTGGATGACTTGGTCGATGTGCTTGCTGAGGTTGTACCGCTCTGCCTGCTGCTCGCCCGTCGTCCATGCGATGCGGTCGAACCCATGCTCAGCGGCCCACCGGATCATCCGGCGCATGGCCAGCATCGGCCAGACGGTCTTGAACGGCGCATTCGGAGTGAGAAGGTGCCGGTCGTTGACGTTGGCGTTGTACCACTCGGCATCCGCAGCACTCATAGGTCCGCGCACCGCGTCATTCTCGATGCGCTCGATTCTTGCCTTGTCGGCTTCGGTCAGGGGCGTGTTGTAACCCTTGCGCCGTCCCTGCTGGTGCCAGTCGGACTGGACCTCTTCGATGAACAGCACGCGCTTGCCATCTGCGTCTGTGCGCTCGTTGGTTCGCACATGCACGAGCACATTGGGCTCGCGCCAGTGACCGCTGCGGAAGTCAGCCCCAGTGTCCCCTCGCGTCTCCACCGCCATGTCGCCGCCGTCGGTGTCGCCCCAGCCAGGCGCAGTCTTGACCCGCACCTGGGTGATGCTGTCCTTGGGTGGAAGCGTCAGCAGGATCTCGCGGTAGTTGTCGCCGCCGCCGAGTTGGTAGGTCGAGTACTGCGGCCCGTGCTCGCCCTGCGCGGCCGTCCGGAACGGCTCCAGCAGCTTGTCCGGCATGCCGAGGCCTTCGAGATCTCCGACGGCGTCGTGATCGCCAGCCGCGGCATCTTCCCAGCGCCAGTCCGGGAAGACGGCGTCCTCGTTGGGGTCGCCGAACTTCTTGACGAGCCACGCCCGGGCCGCGTCGATGTCGGCCTGCGGAACGGCCGGCCCGGAGTGCTTGACCACCTCCTCCACCTGGACGCCATTGGCGCGCAGGAATTCGAGCACGGCCGGCTTCTCGAGCTTCCCGTCCTGCTGGTCCAGCCACTCCAGCAGCCCGGACCACTCGATCTCCTCCTTCTTGAAATCGCCCTTGCGCTGCCACCCCTCGATCATCGACCTGAAGATCTTGGCGCCGCCCTTGTTGGGCAGCTTGTCGCGGACGACTTGCTCGAGTTGGGAGTAGTAGACCGGCGCGGCGCCAGCGGCGGCCAAGGCTGGCGCGCGGTCCGGCGCGGTCTTCGGTACCACGGACCCCGGCAGCATCGACCGGCGCAGTGCCGCGGCGACCATGATCCCGAGATCCTCCGGCTTCAGTTTCCAGGCCCGCGTGAAGCCGATGCGGAACAGGAACTGGCGCACCGCCGACAGCAGGCGACGCCACAGCGGCGTCGCGCGGAACTCGGCGCGCTCGGAGACCCTGGCCAGCACTTCGGATAGGAACTCCTCGGATCCCGTCGGCAGCGATCCGTAGTGCGTCTCCACGTAGCGCCAGGCATCGTCGAGCAGCGGATTGGCGCCGCTCTCGTGCATGGCCCTGACTTCGGTGAGGAGCCGGTTGTAGTTGGCCTGCCCCAGCATCTTGGGCAGACCGTAGTGCTCTCCGATCTCGTGCATGACCAGGGCCGGGATGTCCGACGCCCTGGCACGGTCCGCGATAATGAACACGCGGTCCAGCGCGTGGTCCGTGACCGCGGCCACCTCCCGCCCCGGGTTGTCGAGCTCGAAGCGCTCGATGAAGTCCTGCAGCGAGGCCGGCAGCGCTCCGGCGCCGTCGACGAACTCGAGGACCCCGTGCCGCACAAGGGCACCGATGCCCTCGGCTCCGTACGCCTCCTCCGCAATCGCACGCGCGCCGCGCGCGCTGAGTCCGCTGCGCGCCAGCACCGCTGACTTCGGCCGTGCCGCGGCGCTGACGTCCTTGCGGGGCTCCTCGACGGGCTTGCCGAGGCGCTTCGCGATGGCACGCTTGAGCTCGCGCTGCATCGGAGGCGTCAGGGCGATCGAACCACCGGCCTTGGCGAGTTGATTGGTGACGTTGCGGTGGGCGACGCGCTTGGCCTGCAGTTCCTCGGTTTTCGCGAAGGGCTTCTTCGCTTCCTCCTCGAGCCCCGGGATCGCCGCCTCGTACCGCTCGACGTCGGCCATCTCTTGTGCCACGTGGTACTCGGCACTCTTGAGGAGGTTGTCGACGCGGGTGAAGAGACCAACCACCGAGAACGAGTCATCCTTGGTGTAGGACGCGATGTGCAGTTCGCGATCGCCGACGTTGCCGGTGACAGCGACGACCCCCTTCTTGGTAGAGTCGATCGTGAGACCGACACCGCGGTACTCACCGATGACGACGTCCTCCTCCTTCCCTTCCATGACCCGCTTGAATGCGGACATGAAAGGCTCCGCAGCCTTGGCCTTGTCGTCGATAACCTTGCCGCTGGCCAGGCGCATCGAGAAGTCGGCATCCGCCGGGTAGAGCTTGTTGGTCTCGATGAAGGGCTTGAGTCGCGCCAACAGTTTTTCGGCATCGGGCCGCGCAGCACGCGCACGCCGGATCCGGTCCTGCAGGCCGATCAGGCTTTGCGTGTGACCGTACTGCTGCGCTTCCAGGCTGTTGACCTCGTTGCGCAACTTGATCTCTTCCAGGATCAGCGGATTTCCGGATGCCGCCGCCTTCATGTCGGCCGCATTGGATTCCTCTCCGCCGACGTCGTCGATCTCGAACAGGTCAGCGTCCGCCTTGCGCAGTTGCTCGATGCCGGCGGCCTTGTGCTCGATGAGTTGCCACATCCGGGTGTCGTAGGTCTGCTTCGTCGCGTAGCGGAAGATCTCCACTGCGAAGCCGTCGGGGTCACGCTCGTAGAGCATGTTGCCCTGGCGGATGACGCGGCCTTCGCGCTGCTCGAGGTCCGACGGCCGCCACGGCGCATCGAGATGGTGGAGGGCGACGACGCGCTCCTGAACGTTGGTGCCGGCGCCCATCTTCTCCGTCGACCCCAGTAGGATGCGGATTGCACCGGAGCGGACATCCCGGAACAGCGCCGCCTTCTTGGCTGCGGTGTCGTAGTCGTGGATGAAGGCGATCTCGTTGTCCGGGATCCCGGCCTTGACCAACTTGGTGCGGACGTCGTCGTACACCGAGAACTTCCCGGACCCGCCAAGGGCAAGCAGGTCGCCCAGCGTGATCGTGTTGTCCTCCTCACCGTCGTCGGCGCTCTCGTCGCCGCGCGCCGCCTTGAATTCGGAGATGGCGTCCTCGTCGATCTCGCCGTACTTGGTGCGTAGATCGTCGATCCATCCCGTGCCAGTTCCGACGCGTGACTTGAGTGCGGCCACGGCCTCGTCACGGGTGGTGCCGGTGATGCGCAGGTCGGCGCCGGTGAGACCGTCGTGCACGCGGTACTGGCCAGCCTTTTCCTTCACCACCAGAAACGCTACCGGGTAACCATCGACTGGCGCCACCGTCGCCTTGACGCGCTTGATCTCGCCGTCTCCGTCGCGCACGTAGGCGACCTTCTCCTTGGTCGCCGCAGATGCACGCGCGGACTGCGGCGTGCTCAGGTCGCAGAACACGAGTTGAGTGCCCTTGTCCGCGCTCCACTCGTCGTAGATGCGCTTCATCTCCACGACGGACTGGTTGATCTTGGACCCTGGGAAATCAGGTGCCGCGGGGTCGATGAGGCGATAGTCGAGCCCGGCTTTGCGTGCCTCATTGGTGACCGACAGGGCGTTGACCTTGCCCTTGGTCGTCTTGGTGAGCTCGCGGAGGTGCTCGAACTTCCAGAGGATGCTGCCCTCGTTGTATTGCACGATGGGCTGCTCGATCAGGATTGCGGCCTGCTCCTTGGCCTCGGCTTCGCTCTCATAAGGACCGCCGTACTGGGTACCTTTCTCGACGCCCTTGACCGGATAGTAGGGCGAGCCGACCAGCCACCACTTGCCGTCGACGCGCTCCTCGGGACGCAGGTCGGACGGCGTCTTGAACATGATCTCGTTGTCGCGGTCCCGCTTGAACTCGGGGACCCCGAAGAACTGGATCTGTTGCGGAGATCGATCCGCGACGACGTTCTTGGGTTTGCCACCCTTCACGTTCGGGACCGGGAACCGACCGCCGGCCGCCTTGGCCTGGTCCTTGAGGTCCTGCATCGTGACGACGTCGGCGACCGACCTGTAGAGGTCCATCAGCGACGGCAGGTTCACGAACTTGGCGAAGCGGCTCTTGAGGCGGTAGCCGGTACCGGAGGGGTGGACTTCGTACACGTTCTGGACGTCGCCGTAGACGCCGGCCCAGGCATCGAGCGTGCTGATGCCGCGGCGCTTGAGCTCGTCCCACGCGAGGTACCGCTGCATCGTATACATCTCGACCAGCGAGTTGCTGACCGGCGTGCCGGTGGCGAAAACGATGCGGGCCTGCTCGCGGTACCGCTTGTTGAGGTACTGCGTCTTGACGAAGAGATCGAACGCGCGACCGGACCCCGCTGGGGAACCCATGCCGGCGATGCCCCGCATCTGCGACATGTAGAACAGGTTCTTGAAGAGGTGCGCTTCGTCGACGAACAGGGCATCGACGCCGATCTCATCGAAAGAGACGACGTCGTCCTTCTTGCCGGCGGATTCCGCCAGCAACTTCATCCTGGCGGCGAGGTTCTGCTTGATGCGCTCCATGTCGCGGATGACGTGGCGATCACCGCGGTCACGCTTTATGGCCTCAATGGCTTGCGTGATTTCCTCCAGCTGCTCGGCGAGGATCTGCTTCTCCATTTCGCTCGGGGTCCCGATGCGCTGGAACGAGGAGTGCCCGACGATCACGGCATCCCAGTCACCCGTGGCGATGCGCCCGAAGAGGCGTTTCCGGTTCGCCTTCTCGAAGTCGGCTTCGGTCGCGGCGAGAACATTGGCGTTCGGGTAGAGCTTGTAGATCTCGTCGCGCCACTGCCGGACCAGGTGATTCGGCACCGTGAACATCGGTTTGCGCGCGATGCCGAGCCGGCGCAGTTCCATCGCGATGCCGGCCATCTCGAAGGTCTTGCCGGCGCCGACGACGTGGTCGAGTAACTCGGCGCGCTCGATGACCCCACGCCAGATCCCGCTCTTCTGGTGAGGGCGCAACTGGATCGCGGGCGACGAGCCCGGCAGCGTGAGGTGGCTGCCGTCGTAGGTCCTGCGGCGATCGGTGTTGTAGTCGTCATTGTAGATCCGCTCCAGCGTGGTGCGGCGCTTCTCGTCCTGCCAGATCCACTCCCGGAACTTGGCCGCCATGTCGTCGGCACGGGCGCGCGCCATCTCGGTCTCGGCCTCGTTCACGACGTAGACGGGCTCGCGAGATGTCCCGACGTTGTCCTTTACGATGATCTGCTTGTTGTTCATCACCGCCGACATCACGTCGACGGCGGGGACTCTCGCTGTGCCCCAACGCGAGATGCTCGCGGCCTGGTCGGCGCCCTCGATGGTGATGGACCAGCGGCCCACCGCGCGCACGTAAGTCGGGTATGCGCTGGTGCCATTACCCAGGATGCTCTTGGCGAAGTCCCGAATCGCCCATGGCGGCAGCCAGGACGAGCCGAGACGGACACCGATCTTGATGGCCGGCACGTCGACCGGCTGAACCGCTTCCAGCGCGGTGACGTTGCGCTGCAGGTCCTGCGACTTCGCCGCCGCAGCCTTGGCCACCTTGAGCTTGTGCTTGACGTTGCCGGACAGGTAGACGTCCGCGGGTTGCCAGGTGCCGCCATCGGGATCACGGAACACGAGATCGCCGAGCTCGTCGGCAATCGTGTCGAAGTCCTTGCCGTAGATCCCTGCCATGTAGTCGGGGTCGACGCGGCCGCGCGTGTTCAGGGACGCAATCAGGGCGTCCTTGGCCGAAGAAACCGAGGTGACTTCGAGGGTGGGCTGCAGGACCCGCTTCTTGAAGATGTCGGCCTTACCGGCGCTCGCCGGCCGGGCTTCAACGTCACGCTTCTTCGCGACGTCCTTGGAGATCCCGGGGTCGTACTTCGGCTCCAGCGATTCCAGCAGCGGCAGATCCGGATCATCCCTGAATGCGCGCCGGTTCGTGGCGGCATTGATGTAGCCGTACTGCTTCACGAACCCGTCGTAGATCGTGTTCAAAGACTGCCGTAGCGTGCCCAGGGCGGCGTTGGAGGTGCCTTCGGTCATCTCGGCACGCATCAGTTCGCGCAGCGCCTCCTTGACCTTGACCATGCCGGCGGCGCGGCGCGGCGAAGTCTTGTCGGTGAATTCGACCACCTTGGACTGCGGCTTTCCGTCGAAGGTGTCGGCGACCCGCTGCAGCACGGTCTCGCCGTCCTTGTCCATGAAGTAGCCGTAGACCTTGGTCGTCTCCGGCACCATGGCGTCCCGCATCCCCGCGACGTCGACCGGCTTCTCCGCCGCGACGTAGACCTTCTCGGGTAGACCGGCGATCGCGGCTGCGCGGAACTGCTCGTCGAGCGAGGACCCTGCGGTTGGGGCTACGTTGTATTGGTCGGGCCGGCCGTACATCTTGCCGGTCGCTTCCTGGCGTCCCAGCACCATGCGCGGGTTTGCCAGGAAGTAACTGGACACATTGAACTCGCGAGGCGTGCCGTCCTTCGCCTCGAGCGTGATCGACTTCGTCTCCACCCAGGACGTGTCCGGCTTCTCTCCAGGCATCGCCTTCTGCAGGAACAGCACGTCTGTGACCACCTCTGTCCCGGCGTTGGACAGGAACGCGGTGTACGGCAAACGGATCGCCCCGCGCAGGTGCGCACGCTCCGCGATCCACTGCCGCGCCGAAGCATCGACCTGGTCCATCAGGTTGTGCGACACCACCATGGTGATGAGGCCGCCGGGCCTGGTGACCTGCACTGCTTTGGCGAAGAAGAAGTTGTGGATGCTGAATCCGCGCGTCGCCGTCGGCATCGAGGCGTCGTAGAGCACCTGGGATCCGAACGGCGGGTTGCCGATGACGAGATCCGCACTGTTCTCGGGGTACGTGACGTCCTGGAAGCCGGTGGCCACCGCGATGTCGGCGCGCTGGTAGAGCTGCTTCGCGATCAGGCCGGTGATCCGGTCGAGCTCGACGCCGTTGAGCACGCTGCGCGCGCGCACCGCTTCCGGCATCCGACCGAAGAAGTTGCCGACGCCCATCGACGGTTCGAGGACGCGGCCGCCGGTGAAGCCCATGGCCTCTGCGGCTTCCCACATCGCGTCGACCACTGGCAGCGAGGTGTAATGGGCGTCGAGCATCGAGGCGCGCGCCGCCGCGAATTCCTCGGCGCTGAGCAACGACGTCAGCCGCAGATGTTCATCGCTCCATTTGCTGTTCTGGGGATCGAAGATCGCCTTGAGGCCGCCCCAGCCCACGTAGCGCGCCAGGGCGCGGCGCTCCTCCAGGGTGGCGCTGCGCCCCTCGGATTCGAGGCGCTTCACCAGTTCGATCGCGGCAAGGTTGGCGCGGGCCTTGGCCTTCTCGCCGCCCTCGCCGACCTGGTCTTGGTCGGAAATGACGTGGTCCCCAGCTGGCTCGTCGACTATTCCGGCGGGGCGTCCGTCACGCCGGCCATCTGGCGCGTCTCGATCCCCCCCATCCACGGGTTCTGCGCCTCGAGGTCCAGGGCGCGCTGTTCCTGTTCCATCTGCGCCTTGATCGCCGGCAGGAGCCGGTTCTGGCTTTCGAGCTTCCGGGCCTGCTTCGGCCAGCCGCCCGCCCAGCGGTCCGCGATCTGGCTCGCCAGTTCGCCCATCCGCTCGATCTCGGCCACCGTCTCGGCCTTGTAGACCTTCCGGTTCAGCAGCGTTCTCGGGTTTTCCATCGCCCTTTCCTCCCGACGATTCGAGCGTAGCACCGGCTGGGGCCGCGTTGATGAATTGACGGCTGCCGCCAGGCTCGAGGAGATCCGCGAGGGCCGCGCGCAGCGCCGGCTCCTTCTCCTTCTTGAAGGTCCAGGCCTCGGCCTTGCGGTTCCAGATGGCGCCACCGACCGCCTTGATGCGGTCCTTGTTCGGCTTGGTGTCGCCGCGCACCGCGATGAGGCTGCCGAAGGGCTCGATGCGCAGCACGGCGCCGGCGGTTGCAGCTTCCGGTTGCTCGGTTGCAGCGATCGGCGTCGTTGTTGCGGCTTCGGCCGGCGCTGCTGCAGTCGGAGGCGTCGGCAGATCCCGGACGCCGTGGTCGACGAAGAACGATGGGACCAGACCTCGCGTCCCCAATCCTTCGCCCTGCTGTCGCCACACAATCGACGGGCCGGTGCGTTCGTAGACCTTGCCGTCGTAACGAATGGTGGACCCTACCGGAGCGGCCTCGAAAGCCGAGATGAGTTCAGCACGCGCCTCCTTGGTGAGCTCCTTGGGCGTCCGCTCGCGGTTCCATCGATCGACAGCTTCCTCGACGGGTCCACGCGTGCTTGGAGACTCGAAGTAGTGCTGGATCTTCCCGGCACCACCGTCGGGGCGCAATCTGAAACGTGCGAGGGCCTGGCCGGTGCCATCGCCGCGCGGGTCCTCTACCACCATCCACCCTTCTTGCGCCGCAGGTCGAACGTTGAAACGGTCCGAGGCACGTGGCGCGGCCGGCTTCTCGTTCACTGAACCGGATGAAGGGGGCGCCAGCGGGTCGGTCTGGCCGCGTGCCAAATCAGCGGCGCGCCGAAGGATCTCCTTGTTCCAGACGCGACCGTCCTTGAGCTTGAACTGCCCATCGACGGCGCCCAGGGAGACCATCTTGGTCTTCACCAGATGATCCATGGCGCGACGCGCCTCTTCGGCGGTGATTCCGAATTGCTCGGAGGCGGCATCGATGAATCGACTCGCCGCCGCCTGCTCGCGCTGCACCATCGGCTTGACGCCTTCGGCGATCGCGGCACGATCTGGCGACCGCTGTGCGGCGCCGATGAGGTCTGCCTGCCCGCCTGCCATCGCGACATCCGCCGGCCGGTCCGAGCCGGTCAGACGGAAGTCGGAGGCCTCGACGTCGGCGCGTGCGCGCTCCTCGGCCTTCGCAGCGTCTTGTTTCTCCTGAGCTTCGGCGGCGCGCGTGCGCTCCGCGCGCGCGGTCAGGTCCGCTTCGGTCTGCGCTTCGAGCTCAAGCGCTGGGGCAGCGGCCACCGCTCGATCTTGAAGTCCCGTGGTACCGGACTCTTGATCTCGACCTGCGACCCGATCCGCACCAGGTACGGCCCCTTGATCCCGACTTCCCGCATCAGACTCCGGAGCCGATCGAAGTCCGGTTCCTCCGTCAGCACGCGGGCCTCCACCTACTTGGCCCCCATCTTCTCGCGCAGCTTGTCCAGGCTGGCCTGCGACGCCGGCGCCGCCTTCTTCGCCTTGCGCGCCTTGACGCCCTTGGCCGTCGCCACGAGCTTGCTGACCCTGCTCTTGCTGTCCTCGGCCATCGACGATTCTCCGCACTGCCTGCATGAAGCCGCGATCATCGGCCTCGTAATGCTTCGCCGCCTGCTCGACAGCGGCCTCGTCCAACTCTACCGCGCGCGCGACCACAGCGGCATCGTTGACGTCGGCCTCGCCGAGCCCCTGGCGGGTCATCTCCCCGGTGAGGTCGAATGGATCGACGTCGGCCGCGCCGTGGGCCTCGTAGTCGCGCCGGAGCTCGTCGAGGTGCTCGAGCATGCCCCTCACGTGCGCACGCTCCGGGGCCGTCATCTGGCGGCCGTCCAGCGCCTTCTGGACCGCTTCGAGCGTCGCGGTGCCTCTGGTGTTACCCGGCAGCGGCGCCCGCTGCTGGACTTCGGGGAACCACGGCGCATTGGGCACCCAGGACGTCCGACCGATGATGTCGCCGTGCTGGTGGCCGCGCCCCATGGCCTCTTCGAAGTCGCCGGCGCCGTCCCCGCTGCGCTGCACCTTGCCGCCGACCTGGAACCAGCCCGCTTCCGGGGCCATGTCGGACAGCTGCTGGCGCGTCAAGGGATCCGCGAGCCGCTTGTCGTCGAGCACCTTGAGCCGCGTCGCCTTGGCGAACGGCTTGGTTTGTGGGGTCCGCAGCCATTCCCTGAGATCACGAACCGGGACCGCGGTGATATTGCCGAGTCCCTTCCAGTCAGCCTGGTAGTTGCGCTGGTAGGCCTCGCGCGCATCCTTGAGGCTTCGCTGGCCCAGGATGATCTTGTGCTCGTCGAAATTCCCCGTTTCCGGGTCGATTTGATCGACCACGTAGGCGACCGGCGAATCAGTATCCGCACCGACGAAGACGTCGATGTGCTCCTTGTCTCTTCCCTTCGTGCCCCGGATGTACCCGTAGTGGTCCTTGAGAGGTCCCCACTCCGGTCGTCGCCGGCTCCCAGCGGGATTCTCGATGCTGATGTCGAGTCCCTGGATCTTGACGTGACCCTTCCTGTAATTACCTGCCTCCTTCTGAGCGTCGGAGGGGTCCGGCAGATCGTTTCTCGGCGATGTCGCGGCTTCGTTCGCCGCTGCTTCTAGTGCAGGAGTTTGCTCGCCGCCGGCATCAGGAATAGGTCGAATCGCTCCAGTGCCTTCCGCAGCCGCGGAGAGGTTCTCACTTGGCGCTGCTGCTCCAACTGATCCTGGTGATAGCGCAGGACTGCTCCCATCTCCTCCGGTGACAGTACGCGCGCTGCTGTCGCGTCCTGCAGCTTCTTCAGAATCTTCATTCTTGTCCCTCTCGATTCGAGCCAGCGCCGAACCAATGTCGGCTTCCTGATGAGCCCCCCTTCCAATGGTGGCGGCACCTTCGTCAGAAATGGGCCGCGACACCGCTCCGGTATCCTTGCCCGCTGGTGATGTCGACGTCACCCTGCTTGACGGCTGCGCGGTGTGAACTTGTTCCGACATGGCGCGCTGGATCACTTCAGCGCCAGCGAACGCCGACCCCGCCGCCGCTCCAAGGGTCCCTCCGAGCGCTGCGGCGCTGCCGGCACCCTCGGCAGCGCCCGCCACGGTGACGTCGTGGCCCAGCGCGCGCGTCGCCCCGATGTTGCTGCTGACTTGTTCGCCGGCCTCTTGGGCGGCCTCCTCAGCAGTTTCCCTGCCCACGGTCGATCCGAAGCGCAGGACCCCGCCGAGAACACCGCGCGTCGCCATGCCCAAGCCTGAAACGATCTCGGTCTCGCGGCTGATCGCCCCCGAAAGTTTCGATGCCAGCCCGGTCGCGGCACCTGCAATCGGGCCCGCCATCAGCCTGGCCTCGTTCGCGAGCTGGATCCTGGCGTCTTCTTCGCTGACGCCCTGCTCGACGAGCTCCTGGTAGGCCGGGGACTTCGCCAGCACCTTGGGATCCATCGCCATGATGGTCTGCGAGGCCTGGTCCCCGGCGAAGGCGGCGCCCATGCCGACCTCGGTCCACAGACCGGCCTGCGCGCCGGCGCGGATCGCCTCGTTGCGCGCGGCGATGGTGGCGGTCTGGCGCGCCGCGACCTCGGCGACCTCCTTGGGTACGTTCGAAGCGACGAGCTTCTTGGTCTCCGAGTCGAGTACTGCGGTGAAGGTGCGGCGGTACGTCGGCAAGGCCACGATGCGCTGCGCCGCCATCGTCGGCACGAAGAGGCCAGCGTTCTCCACCAGCATCTCGCCGGCCACCAGCGGATTCCTGGCGATCGCCCTTACCGTCTTGTACGCGGCGCGCAGCTCCGACGGTTCGCCCTGGCCGGCTTCCATGACCTCGCGGAACGCGGCGCGCGTCCCCGGCGTCTTGGCCTCATCCAGTTCCTGCTCGACCTCGGAGAGTTTCTCGCCGGCCGGGGTGTTGTTGGTTACCGAAAACAGCGCCGGCGGCGCCTGCGCCGGCCGGGCCACCTCAGCCGCGTCGCGCCGCGCCGCCCGCTGCCCCGTCTCGGCGTCGAATGCGCCAACAGGCTCACCCTGGGGTCGTTCGATCGACGTTGCCGGTACGAACCGCTTCGTCTCGAGCTGGCGGTCCAGATCGCTGCGGGTGAGGTTGTGGTAGCCACGCTGCGCTGCCGCGGCCGCGAGATCCACGGCACCGAGCCCGAGCCTGGCCACGTTGGTGGCGATCTTGCCGGCGACCGCTGCGCCTTCCAGGATCGCGGCATCGGCGTCGTCCTCGAGCACAGGTCCACGGTACGGCTTCATCGCCGCCGACCCCTGCTGCGCGGTGTCCTTGATGACCTCCCCGCTGTATGGCTTCAGCGCCATGTCACTCCTCGGTGAACTGGTTGCCCTCGGCGTCCTCGTAGACGGTGCGGCCATCCGGCGTGCGACCGATGACCGCCATCCCCGACGGGGCACGGCTGTCGCCGGCCCGCGCCGCAGGACCTGACTCGCCGGCGGCCGACGGGTCAAGTTCGGTGTCGGCATCGCTGCCGCGGCCGCGATCGCCGCCGGCCAGGCTGGCCTGCATCTCGACGGCGCGCTGCAGGAGTTGGGCCGGCGTCAACTGACGCGACTTCGACTCGTCCTTCTGGAAGTCCGAGAGCATCTTTGTCAGTTCGACAATCTGCGTGCGTGAGTCCTTGCCCTTGATCCAGTCCAGGGCTTTCTCGACGTCGCCGCCGAACTTGTGCTGCGCGACGAAGCGCGCGTTACGCTCGTAGGCCGTCTCGCCCTTGCCGGCCCCGCCGCGGCCGCCGCGGCCTGCCGATCCCGCCAGGGCATCCCGGCGCGCCACCAGCTTCGATCGGAGATCCTGGACGTCGAAGCCGGCCTCGACGTCGAGCGATGCTCCGACGACGCCCTGGAGCCGCTCCATCAGCTTGGCCTTGGGGATCGACTGGATTTCGTCGGTTTCGTCGCTCCTGCGTCCCTTTGTAACCGGCGCCTTGTAGTCGTACTCGCTGCCGTCCTTGCGCTTCGCGCGGACGTCGAGCTCGATCATCACGTTCCCGGGATTCCGGGGATCCTCGTACAGCGCCGAGATCCGCTTCTGCGAGATGACGTCATCGGTGCCGCCGACCTTGTCGCCGACTCCGACACCGAGCTCGTCCGCGAAGGTGTCGTTCATGAAGCCGTAGAGCTTGTCCGGCGCCCGAAGCCCCTTGCCCTGGATGAGGTCCTCGTAGAGGTCCATCGCGGTCTGCCGGTACTCCGGATTCTGCAGGGACTTGAACTGCCCGCTGTCGAGCGCCGCGATCTGCCGGTCCAGGTCGATGACTTCGGCCGTGATGTCGTTGCGCAGCCTGGATCCGCGCGTCGTCTCCCGCGTGTTGGCCGTGGTTGCCTTGGTGTTCTCCAGCGTGGCCGCCTGCTGACGGATCTGTCCTTCTCCGGACTCCAGCGAGAGCTCGTTCGCGCGCCGCTGCTGTTCTGGGGTCATGCGGCCCGCAACTTCGTGGTCACGGCGGCCGCGCTCGTACTCGATCCTGGGAGCGGTGTCCTCGGCGAGCGCGATGCCGGCGCTGCGCTGGGCCTCACGCAGCGGCGCGTTGGCTTCATGTTCGGCCTGCTGCTGGTTCCAGGTCGTATCGGCACGCTGGTCCAGGGTCACCTCGCGGGCTCGCCTGCCGCGGGTGTATTCGCGGTCCTCGGTCCGGTCCTGCCGGGCCTGTTCGCGATCGCCCCTGGACTCGAGGTCGCGCCGGATCTGCTCGCCGCCGGACCAGCCGCGCATGAATTCCGCGATAGGATCTACGCTCGCATAAGGATTACGAGACATGGAAGATTCCTCGTTGGATTACCCGGAGCGATGGGCCCCGGTGAAGTGGATCGAACCTTGGTACGAGGTATCGACGCTCGGCCGAGTCAGATCTTTGGACCGAGTCGTGGAGCACCCACGGCTGGGCCACATGAGGCGCTCTGGGAAAGTCCTGCGAACGTGGTTGAACACCAGCGGCTATCCGTGCGTCGAACTTTGCGCCAACGGTGTCTCCTCGACCCGATCCGTCTCGCGCTTGATGGGAGAGGCATTTCTCGGCGCCGGCCAGCATCACGAGGTCGACCACGTTGATCGCGACCGAGCGCACAACGTCCTGAGCAACCTGCGACTGGCCGACGAAGACCAACAACGCCAAAACCAGGGCGTGCGGACGAACAGCGCGTCGCGACTTCGGGGCGCATACCTGCACCCGAAGACGGGAAAGTGGCAGTCGCACATCACGGTCCGCGGCAAGCACGCCTACCTCGGTCTCTTCGACACGCCAGAAGCGGCCCATGCAGCCTACGTCGCTGCAGCGCGATCCGCGTTCGGTGAGTACGCCAGTACCGGCTAGCACGTCGGATCTCCTCAGAACAGGCGCGCGCCGAGGGCGCCCGCAAGGGCCCCGATGGCCCCACCGATGGCCATCCCCGGAGGGCCCGCGGCAGAACCGAGTTGGGCGCCTGCCGCGGCACCGCTCAGTGCCATGCCGACGCGCTGCTGCTTCTCGGCGCCCTCGGCCATCTCGTCCTCGCGGTTGCGCGCTGCTTCGAGCGCCACCGCGGTGTTCCCTGCCTTCATGGCCGAAGCGTTGAAGCTCTGCCCCAGTTCGATCAGTCCGCGCGCCATGTCCGTTCTCCTGCGCTCAGCCGAGCGCGATTTGGTTCTTGAGATCGTCGTAGCCGCGGCTCGCCCGGTTCATTGCGTCGAGCTTGGCCACGTTGGACACGCTGGCGAACTGGCGATCGACCTCGGCCTGCTGATCTGGGGCCAGCGCCATGCCGATCGACCTGGACTCCCGCCCGAACTGCTGCTGGGCCTGCTGGACGCCGTCCAGGGCCAGCGCCGCGGCGCCCTGCACGGCTTCCTGGCGTCCGGTCGGGTTGAAGTAGGTGTAGTTGAGGCGGTCGATGAGGGGACGGAGCTGACCACGCGATCGCGCCCAGTTCGCGCGCGTGATCCCGGCCTGGGTGTCCGCCGCGAACGTCGAGGACCCGTACTTCACTCCGAATTCGTTGGTCTCGCTGCCGGCGCCGCCCGTGGTGGGCTGCAGCGCGAAATTGTCAATGCTGGCCATGTCGGTCTCCTGTCAAAGCGCGATGCGATTTCCGCTGTAGGGATCCCAGTCGTCGCCGAGCGCGACGCTCCGCGGTCCAGCCGGTGTCTGGTTGTAGGCTTCGCGGGTGCCGGTGGCCGAGAACTCGGCACCGCCGCCACCCGTGCGAAATGCGCTGGACCCGACGTTCGCGGCGAGGCCGACGCCCTGCGCCACCGCGGCCGTGTTCATGGCGGTCTGCGCGGCGCGTCCCCGCGCCTTGTCGATCGCCGTCGCGGTCTCGCGGCGCGCGAGGTCGTCGATCCCTTCGATGGCAGCGACCTGTTCGCCCCTGGCGATGCCGGCGAGCCCGAGCTTGGTGTCGACGTCGGCGCGCTCCGCGGCGAGGCGGGTGTCGGCGGCGCCGCGGCCCAGCGCGATGCCGCGGTCGACGGCGACAACC